ATGAAACGAGCGGATATCAAGCGCCGGCCGATGGCCGATACTACCCTTGCCAACCTCGAGCCCGAAGACAAAACCTACCGCGAACACGACGGCCAAGGTCTGTATTTTCGGGTGAAGCCATCCGGGCAAAAACTCTGGGAACTACGGTACTCGAAACCAGGCTCGAAGGCTCGTTCATGGCTTGGCCTTGGCCCCTACCCCAGCGTCAATGGTGCCGGCGCCCGCGCGAAGGCACAGGAAGCGCGCGAACTGATCGCCAAGGGCATCGATCCATCCACTCAGCGTAAGGCCGAGGTCGCCAAGGAGAAGGCCAAGGCCGAGAGTACTTTCGAGCCACTGGCCCGCGAGTGGTATGCCGCCAGGGTGAAGAGTTGGGGCGATGGGTATGCCAAACGAGTAATGGGCGCCTTGGAGCTGCACGTGTTCCCGAAGATGGGCAAGCGCTCCTATGTCGATATCACCCCGATGGAGTGGATGGAGTTCTTTAGGGGAATGGAGAAGAAAGGCATCATCGACCAGATGGGCAACGTGCGCCGCTTCTGCAAAGAGATCTACGACCTGGCCAGGGTCACCGGCCGCGCCACCACCAACCCAGTGGACGGCCTCGACAAGTTCCTGCAGAAGAAGCAGAGCGAGAACTACGCGCACGTCGACCAGGCCGACCTCCCCATGCTGCTACAGTCGATCAGCGCCTACACCAACCGCGTGGTGCGGATCGGCCTGCGCCTTCTGATCCTCAATGGCCTGCGACCGAGCGAGGTGCGCGAAGCTCGCTGGTCAGAGTTCGACCTTGATGCCGCAATCTGGGAGATTCCCGCCGAGCGCATGAAGAAGCGGCGCGAGCACATCGTGCCCTTGTCCACCCAGTCGCTCAACTTGCTGCAGGAACTCAAGATCTACTCGGGCTCGTTCGACCTGCTATTCCCCGGCAGGAACGATCGGACCAAGCCGCTGAGCAATATGGTTTTCAATATGGCGCTACGCCGTATGGGCTACCAGGGTCAGCAGACAGGTCACGGCTTCCGCCACATCGCCAGCACCATCCTGAACGAGCACGGATTCGACGAGAACCACATCGAGGCCCAGCTATCCCACGCGAAAGCAGGCGTTGCCGGCGTCTACAACAAGGCGAAGTACTTGGAGCAGCGCCGCACCATGATGCAGTGGTATGCCGACCACCTCGACGCACTCGAGCGCGGCAACGTGGTGCAGATGGGCAAGAGGGCCTGACCAGGCCCTTGCCCTACTCAGCCAGCACGCCGAAACTGGGCTTAGGTTTTTGGGAGATACCCCATGCTTCAAGTCTGGATCGGCGCCATCCTGCTGGTGCTCGGCATGTTCATGCTGCTGGCAAACCCTGTCGCCGGCGGCATTCTGATCGGCATCGGATACCTGCTCTACAAGAACACCAGCAAGGCCACACGCGCCGCGGCTGAGTCCACGTTCTGGGGCATCTGCCTGCTGTGTGGCGCGATCGTCGGCGCCGTGGCCATCCTTGGCCTGATCTGATCAGAAATCCCCGCCTGCTAGCTTCACGATCCTCTCCGCAATCTGATTCGACTGCCGCTGCAGCGCGTCCAGGCGCTGCCGCTTCTGCTCTGGCGTCATCCGGGTGTCGCGATATACCGCATCCATCTGGTTGCGCACGTTGCCCAGTTGCTTGCGAGCGAAGCCCAGCGCCGGCCGGTGGCGCAGTTTCTCGCGGTTCGCCGCCATCAGTTGCTCTGCCGCGTCGACGCGCCCCTCTTCCCGGTACGCCTTGATGGTGCGATTGAGCTGGTCGGCCTCGCGCATCATGTCGTAGAACTCGGACTGATACTTGGTGCTGCGCGGCGAATCGCCCTGGTACAGCACTTTCAGGATCGGGATATCGCCGCTGCGGCTGGCCGGGCGCTCTGCGTCGCTCAGGCTGTTGGCCACCAGGCTCGACATATCCAGCACGTACTGGCCGAGGGTGCCGGTGTAGGCTGCGATCAGGTGGTCGACCTGTTTGGGCGACAGTCCGGCGATCGGCCCGGTCACCTGGCCCAGCGCGCGGCCAATGGCGCTAGTGCGCTCGTCGTAGCGCGCTTCTGGCAGTTTCCCCTCGTCGCTCATATCCTCGATCGGAGAGTCGCGGAAGAAATTGCGATTGGCCTGCAGCTCGCGAATCGGCTGGTAGAACTGCGGTACCGGGTTGAATGCCAGGGTGTCGAACACGCCACGCGACACCGCCTTGGCCAGATCGCCGCCATCCTGGGTTCCGGTGAGCGCGTGCAGGATACGCTCGGGCACGGTACCGAAGATCAAGCCAAGTTCGAACGGTTTGGGAATGCGGAAGTGCTCGTCGCCCAGGAAGATATGCCAGTGCATATCCTTGTCCCAGTCCATCAGCGCCTGGTACCGCTCGTCATCGTCGTTCAGGCCAGCCAGCATCAGCGAGAAGAGCGCGATGTAGCCGCCCTTCATGGCCACTTCCTTGGCCAGCAGGGTCTTGTCACCCTTCACGGCCCGGCCGAGCTTGTACAGGCCCTGCAGGCGCGCGTTCAGGAACGGCACCACGTCGGTGAACCACTGAGCCGCGGCGAAGTTTCCGCGCAGGCTGTAGTCCATCAGATCCTTGGCTTCGTAGGATGCCTGCCGGCGAGACTTGCCGGCTTCAATCGCGGCCTTGTAGGTGCTCAGGCGGTTGGCGTTCTCGACCTTGTCGCCCAGCTCCCGGTATTTCTGCCAGCCCTTGCCGAGCATGGCCGCGGCTTTGGCCGGGGTGTTCACCAGACTACCCAGGTATGCCTCCTGCTGCGTGCGGGTGAAGCCCTTCTTCTCCAGCGCGCGGCGGATGATCTGTGCCGAGGCCTCTGGATCTGCCCCGTGCACATAGCCACCCTGGAAACTGCCGCCGGCGAACATCAGGTCGCGGTAGTCCTGATCCTCACGCAGGGCGTCGCGCATGCCCTTGAGCGAGTCCTTGCCCAGCGTGAAGCCGTCTTTATTGATCACCCAGGCATGCGCAGCGTCACGGATGAAGTTGCGCAGGATGAAGTCAGGCGATGCCGTTACACCAGTGGTGAGGATGCGCTTGAAGGTCCGCCCGATTTTGGTGATGGGGTCATTGAACACGCTGCCTTCCATGAACTTCAGGCCACGCAGCAGGCTCTCGTCGTTTACGCGGTAGTACTCGCTCTTGCCGTCGCGTTGCAGCCGGATGATATCGGGGTCAGTCGGCGCCACACGGGTCCACAGCTTCTCGAAGCCCTCGCTTTCCGGCTTCATCAGTTGGTTCACCACCTTGATGACGTTGGAGCCGGCCGGCAGGTCCAGCAGGTCGGCGGCCAGCGCCAGGGCCTTGCGATCCTTGCGGATCTGCTGGGCGATCTGGTCGCGGCTGATCAGCACCTGCTGCCAGCGCGGGCTCTCGTCGGTCAGGTAGTCGCTGCCCTGCAGGTTATCAACCACCTCGAGCAGTGCCTTGTTCTTCATCGCTGCGTCGATGCGCTTGGTCCATCCGGCCAGCATGTTGGCCAGCAGGTCGTTGGTCGGCAGGTTGCCGCCCTTCAGCGCCTTGATGGCTGCAGTCTGGTGCGATAGACCGCGCTTGCTACGCGGCGCGGTGAAGATGCCTTCGCTTTCGTCCTGGCGGTAGAACGGCACGTAGTAGTCAGTCAGCCACTTGGCCCGGGCGTCCTGATCGATCAGGCCCGCTTCCTGCGCCAGATCGAGAACAGCCTCGTTCACTTGGGCATATTCTCGATACACCTTCTCGAAGAGCTCTTCCTTGCCCTGCCCCATGGCCACCAGCTCGGCAATCTCGGTATCGGTCAGGTTGTTCTCACGCCCCTGTGCCTTCAGCAACTGGGCACGCTTGCCGCCCAACCATGCGAGCCAGGGCGTCAGGTTGTCCGCCCCGAGGTCCCCCAGGATATCCAGCACGCCACGGGTACCAGCCTTGCCGGACACAATACCGTCGCGCCATTCCGGCGCCGCGTAGTGCAACACGCCATGCATGACGTCGGCGATGCCACTGGCCAGGCGGGCCGACACATAGCCCTGCTGGTTTGCATCGGTGACGCCTACCGCCTCTTCAGCACGGCGGATGCCGGCCAGGCCGTCGAAGATGCCTTCCTCGCTGCGCACAGACCAGTCTTTCAGCTTCGCCTGCAGGCCGCCCAAGGTGACGTTGCGCACCTGATCAAGCAGGTTCTGCGCCTCACTGCCAGCTAAACCCAGCTTGCGCAGCGCTTCGGTATCACGCTGACTGGCACGGGAATAGCGAATGTCCGGGTCGATCTCGTCGAATGCTCCGGTGTTGTTCGTCGCCGACTTCACTTGGTTGTTGTAGAAGACAACCCAGGTCCCGGTATTGCCGAGTTGTACACCGTCGTACCCCTCGCGCTCCAACTTCTGGCGCATGGCTATAGCTGCCTGCGGCGTATCGATCGCCTGCGACTCGGCAACGCTCATGCGGTAAGGGTTCTTGATGGAGGCAAACAAGGGCATCACCTCGGCTAGGCCTGGCATTCCATCGCTGGCCTTTTCAGCGTAGCCCTGCGCCAGATCCCGATCAGCCGTCAGGAAGATGCCCAGCGGCGCCGTGGTGTGGCCAGTGCTGCGACCGGGCTGGCTCATGTCGAAAATGCTGAACTGGTCGGCGGTACCGTGGTAAATCACCAGCGGCTCACCATTACCGTCCGTCACCTTGGACACATCATCCGGATTGACGCGAGCCAGCGGCCGACGTACAAAGGTGGCCGACGCCTTGGTATTGGCCGGGAGCGACCCCTGAGCATTGCTCATATCGCCCGGAGAGACTGCCAGGGCGTTCTCTTTTCTGTCGACGGTCACCGTGTTGTAGAACATCCGACCGTTTACATCCTCCCGCACGGTGAACACCGCCACCAGCGGAACCCCGTCTACATCGATCGGCGCCAGCAGCTTGTGATAGGCGGCAGTCTGTCCACTCTGGGTGGACAGGGTGCTGCTGGCGTAGATCGAATGCTCGAACGCCTGCTGCAGCCGCGTCAGCACCGCCTGTTTTGCCGGGTCTGCTGCAGACGATGCAGCCTTCTTCGCCCCCGACATGGCCATAGTCACGTCGCCCAGGTCGTCATGCGGCAGCGCTTCACTCTGCCGGGCCATGGTTTTCAGCGATGCCTCTACTTTATCCAGGCGCTCCCGCTCGGTGAGTTCCTTCCACGTTTCGGGCATGCGTAGCTTCAGCGGCGCCTTTGCATCCAGACGCGCCTGCGCATCAAGAGCCTGCCAGTCACCGAACCAGCGCTTGAAGTTGTCGCTTCGGGTCTGGTGCCATTGCTTCTGGGTCAGCTTCGAAGGCTTGCCGTTCGGCGCCAGCAGGCGACCCTGCTCGTCGACCATTTCAACCAGGCGCCCACTGTCACCGTTGCGCGAGAACACGGTGCGACCGCGGCCACGGCCCTTGCCGCTTTCAATGTAGCGGCGAGCATTGGCCAACAGCCCCTGAATATCGCCCTCGGTCCAACGCATGTTGAAGCCGATCGAGCGCAGCGCATTGCGCATGGCGGTAACCAGGCGCGGCCAGAACGCTTGCTGCTGGATGGTGCCGGTACCAGCCATATCAGCCAGCACTTCCTCCATGGCCACGGCCGGCGAGTAATTGAACCGGCGCACCAGGGCGTCAGCCTGCGACTTCATGTCGGTATTGCCGTTGTAGATGCTCATGAGCAGCGGCGTCAGGCGCTGGCCATAGGCGCCCTGCAGGCCGGCATGGCCAAGTACTTCGTGCTGCAGAACGAATGCCGCATGCCTGGCGTCGCGCAGGTTATCTGCGACCAGATACACCTGACCTTCGGCAAAGATGCCTTCCACGTCGAAGGCCCCATCGCGCTCAACACGCTGCCGCTGGCGAGTCGGCAGATCTTTGATCGACTGCACGAACTTCACATCCGGTGCGTTCTGCCAGGCGCCAGTCAGCACCTTCATAGCAATGCGCAGTTGGCCAGCACGGGCGCCCTGGCCTTGTTCTGGAGCACGGCGGTAGCTGGCACGCGAATAGAACGCGCCGGTCATCTCGATCGTCTTGTCACCAGCCGCGACCATGCTGGTACCGGACGGAGTGAACCAATCCAACACCCTGGCGCCAACACCGTTAAGGAAACTTGCCATATTGGCAGCCGCCTCGCGGTCGTTGGTCTTGATGATCACGGCATCAGCATTGGATGAGTCGAAGGCTGAAAGCAGCCGATTGACCCTTCCGCCCTCGCGCAAAGTCCTCATTTCAGCGGCAGACATATCCACCGCGCCAAGCGGGTTGTTCTTGGTACTCAGCAGAATTACTGCGTCATCTGCCTGCACCTCAAGAACAACGCGGCGAGCATCTTCTGGACTGCCGACTGAAACATCTTGGGGGGCACGCTTTCGCAGCACTCGCTCAGTGATCGGGATGCGTTTCAGCCGCGCGGCCGGCGTGATACTAATCGACTGCCCCCAGGTCTCCAGGGTGTTGAAGAACTCTGCCTTACCTCCAGGCGCCACAATTACATGACCCTTCAAGTCTATCCCCGTGCCATCCAAAGCACGCTCAATCGCCCTGGTCATTTTCAGGTCGGCAATGGATCTGGCAGGGTCTCCGCTCGGGTGATGGTGGGCAAGCCATACGTTGCTTGCCCTATCTGTAGCAGCGATAGCTCCAACGATTTCGATCAGCTCAGCCGAACTAGACGATTTACCGCCCTTGGAGTGACGAATAAAGTTGAGAACCTTACCGTTGCTATCGGTAACGACTGCGTTCACCGTCTCCTGTGCGTGTTTCCGGATCGGCGCAACTAGGTGGGCGACTTGCTCTGGCGTCGTTACGTGATCGAATCCACTCCGGATGACCCCGGTTTCGACTTGTTCGTAGCGGATTCGGAAGTTATCTGCGGCTTGCTGCTTGGCGGTTCCAGCAGGTAAGCCGGCGGCGGCGTATAGGTCGACAGCAGCACTCCCCGAAACTTCGGTCGTACCACGTTGCCGATCTGATAGATTGCCGCTCGCTCGCTCATCTTGCCGCTCCGCTGAAGACCGCTCAGCAACGATAGCAGAGTCCCCGTACTCTTTCCGCAGCGCTTCCCAGGCCTGGCGGTTCACGCCTTCGGGGCTGTCACTATTCAGCGCGTTGTACTGCTCGAAGGTGATACCGGCCGAGGCACGATCAACGTCCGCCTCGTACTGATCCTGCAGGCGCTGAATGGCCTGGTCGTAGCCCGGTGATCCTTTCTTGATGCCGGCGGCCTTGGCCTGGCGGTCGATGTAGCGCTTGCGTGGGGTCGCCAGGATCTCCGGTAGGGCCGGCGCCTGGTCATTCGCTTGAGCGGGTACCGCCTCTTCACTGGCCGCTGATTGATCAGCAGCAGGCTGCTCGCTCAGTGCACGCTGTCCGTCGTTGGTCTGTGTTGCAGCAGGAACACCTGCTCCACCAGCTTCTGCCGGTCGCCCGGCAACGGCAGGCCGTTCAGCCACAACTGGCTCTCGCGCCACGTTATCTGCCGCATCTGGCACAGCAGGCGTATCGCCTGCGGCTCGGTCATCAACAGGCCCTGGCCGACTATCAGCACCTTGCACCTCCTGAGACGCCTGGTCAGTGAACGAACTGGGGAACTCGCGCGCGAGCGGCAGCAGCTCGGCCATCGGCGCATTGAGACGGATCACCTTCACATCACCGCCAGCCTCGCGCTCTGCCAGCCACTGATGGTGGCCATCAAGAACATAGCCATCACCGGACACCAGAATGGAGCGCTCGGTACCTCCCCGAGCAGCAGCACGCCCTACCCGCTCCGGGCTGAACTCGGCCTGAGTCGGGCGAAGGCTGCGGGCGGGCACGGTCTGCTCTTCATGAGTGACGCCGCGGGCGTTCATGAAATTGACCATAGCCCCGCGATGGTCTGCACGAATCTGCGGCATTTCAGCTCGCGGCACACCGAGGCTACCGGACTGCTGGTTGAAACCCACCCAGCCGCCGCCGAGGTCTTCACCCTGCAGGTCACGGGCAACGGTCGCACCGCTGTCACGCGCCCCGTCACGTGACAGGTCCGTGACAGGTCTATTAACGGTCGGCGCTTGGCGTTCCATGCCAGGCCCGCCAATCGGCCGGACCTGGGCGCCTGGCTCAACGAATGGCGCAGTCGCACCACGCTGCGCGTTGCCCTGGCTATCCACCACCATGGTGCTCGGCGCAGGCAAGCCCAGCGGCGCGGGAGGCGGCACCGGCTCACGCGGTACAGCGACAGCCCACCCACCTTCATGCGGGACGATAATCGGGCTCTCGCCTTCGCGCTGCAGTTGGTTGAACAGGCCCAGCAAGCGCACGTCTCGTTCGCCACGGAATGGGCGCCCGTTCTTCTGCACGCGGATCTCGAAGTTCGGATCGCCAGCCACTGGCGTGGCCTGCACCTGCTCGGTCTGCATAGGCCCGGTATCCGACTCAACCGTCGGCAGTGGAAGCGGTTGCTCGATCTGCTCCACCTGTTGCGGGCCAGTGTCCGATTCGACGGTAGCAAGCGGCGGTTGAGTTGGCAGTTCGTCTACCTGCGGCACCAGTTCATCCAGGCCGCGAGCGTCCTGAGGGTCGAAGCCCTGCTGCGCCCAGGTGTCGAGTTGCCGCTGTGCGGCGGCCAGAGCCTCAGCCTCTGGCACCTCAACCATCGTCTGCAGGTCGCGATTGTAGCGGTAGAATCGCAGATTGCCGTTCTCGTCCAGATCGGCCGGGAACAACTCCTGAGCGATCGCCAGTTGCTGGCTGATCGGCTCGTATCGACCACCAGGCTGGGTATCGGGCGCACCGCTGAGCATCGACTGACGCACAGCATCCTGCACAGGGGTCTGGCTGCCAGTTGGAGCGCCATCAACGGCAGTTGCAGCAGCGGCAGACAGCGGGCCAGCAGCAGGGTCCAGCCCCATTTGCTCAGACGGTCGGCGTGCAACGTTGACCGCGCCGCCAATCGCGGAGCCTGCCAGCGTGCCTTCCACTGCGGCGCGCGGTACGCCCTCCATCAGCGGCTTCCGCTCTGCCCAGTTCTGCAGCATCTGCTCCTGAACGGACTGCGGCAGCTCTTCCAGCACGCCCTCAGTCAGCGCGCCGCCTGCAACACGCCGGGCAAGACCTGACGATTGCCCGGCCACCTGACCAACGCCGCCAGCCAGTGCACTCTCTACGTCGATTAGGCCAGCACGCTGCGCAAGGCGCGCACCAAAGCCACTCAGGGCAGCACCAGCTACGCCAGCACCAGCAGACGCCAGGGCAGCCCGTCGCGGGTCCACCTCGCGATCAATCTGATCCATGGTGCCGCCGGCAATCACAGCACCCTCACCACCAGCACCAGCAACAATGGCTTGCCGCGCCGCCTGGCCAGCAGTTGCCGGGTTTGCGATCAGCCCTGCAGCACGCCCACTCACCAGCGCACCACGGCCAATGGCACCACCCGCCAGCATCTGCGGCAGCGACTCAGCCACCAGACCGGCGACATTGCCCGGATTGCTCGCGTAGGCGCCAGCGATATCCAGGGCGTCACCCTCTTCCCAGGCCTGTTCGATCTCTGCGGTACCGGCCTGGCGCGCTGGGCTGTATTCGTCTCTTGCCTCTTCCTGCCATTTGCTGGGCTGGAAGCCTGTCGCCTCACCAATCTTGTCGGCGGTCTCGTCAACAACACGGCGGCCGGTCAGGGCGCCGACACCCACATCAGCCAGACCAGTGACCACGCCGGGCAACTGCTGCAAGCCGCGTTTCAAGTCGGTGCCCAGGTCGCCGAGAAGAGAGGTGTTCTGTTGCCGACCAGTTTCAGAGCGGAGGTCAAACTCATCAAGCAGATTTGACTTGTTGGTTGTTACTTCCTGCCCCTGCGATCCACCGTCGCGTAGACCAAATTCGTCAAGAAGATTTGCCATTCCGCTCTCCAAAAGAAAACCCGCCGTAGCGGGTTAAGTCTCTTGGTCAGCGATCTGAAAGACGAACCCTACAGGGGGTTAGCATCAGATTTGAGCGATTACTGACGACCGATCGTCGTCGATGTACTCCCATTTTGAATGGTGGTAGATCGGCTTCCATCGCTTCCAAAGCAATTCGTATAGGCACCATTGGTCAGGCAATTGGTGACCACCCTCTTACGACTTGGCTCAGGCTCTGGAATACCGTTCTCCGCGCGAATGCGCTTCTGCTCCATACGCTCTCTAACGATCTCGCCAATAGTCGGAGACTTACTACTGTCTTTCACTACGGTGACTTTCGTTCCGGTTCCCGACTGAGAACTGTTGCCCCGCATAATCTCGGCAGCCCGCAAATTACGCTCAATGACAGAAGCACTACTTTCAGGCTCAACCGTTCGCTGCACTTCTCCCAGGTACTGGGACTCACCACCGCCAGGCGGGCAAGGAACCTGAGAAAAAGCGATCGCACCATCAGGCCCGACACACTTGAATATCTGAGCGTTTGCAACCGATGCAAACATTACCGCCACGATGAAAATGTAGATTTTCACGACGCCACCTCCATGCAGTAGCCCAACGCTACCACCAGCCTGACCATCAGTCACCTAGTCAGGCCACGACTCGACACGCGGCGCTACTGACCTACAGATATGCCTCGTTCTCGCAGCAGTTCAATGACCCGCTCAGCGGTCATGCCTTCATCTCTAGCCGTTTGCTCTACCTCTGCGCGCGACACCTGTCTCCGTGAGCCTCGGCCCTCCTGAGAAGCTGAAACTGGCTGACCGGTAGTAACGTCAATGATCTGCCTGCCAACGATGGGCCGCCCAGTTTCATCACGATCAAGGATAACGTCCTGCGTGATGTAGCGATCTTTCGCCTGAGTCGCCAGGACGTTGTAGGCCTGTTGAGCCACATTGCGCTGCTCTTCACTGATGTTCGGGTCGGAGATCTGCGCGCGCAGTTGCTCGAGGCGCTGCCGATCTTGAATGCCCAGTTCGCCCTCGTCGATCTGCTGTTGCAGGCGCTGCTGGTTGAGCTGTTCGGTACCCATACGCTGCACTTCCGCACCACGGCGGACAGACGCATCGGCAGACTCGTTCTGCAGGCGTTGCTGCATGGAGTCCAGTCTGGTGTTCTGGATCTCTGCCAAGGTTGGAGCACGTGAACTGTCACGAACCACGGTCACGCGCCCACCGCCTTCGCCGATCTGGCCACGGCGACTTTCCTGAATCGTCTGTGCACGGATATCGTTCGCGCGCCCGAAGCGATCGAGCGCCAGTTGAGAGTCACCTGGCTGGCCTACCGAAAACGTACCTCGACCATTTCCCACGTTACCGACTTGACTGCCAGTACCTGCACCAGCTACTGCGGTTGGATCGTTGGTAAACTCAGGCACACCATTTTCACCAACTCGCCCAGCAACACCCTCACCGGCCTGGTTCCAGTCGGCGCTGGCACGCCCTGGCATGCCAAGGCGGGGCTGCTCGACCTGCACCTGCTCAGCTTGCGGGCGCGGCATACCAAGGCGCGGCTGCTCTGCTGGCTGTTCCTGGCGCGGTTGAACGCCAAGCGCGCTACGCGCGGCCTCACCGACACCGGAAAGAGCACCTCCGACACGATCAATACCAGCCTGAAACTGACTGACCGCCTCGTCACGATAGCGGGTAGATCCGCCTGGAAGCGTCGCCGGATCACCACCAGCCACATAAGCAGCGGCATTTCGAATAGCGTCCTGGCCAGCAGCGATCGGGGTACGCACAGCACCGGCCACCGCCTGAGCAGCGCCAAGCGGTACATCCAGCGCACGCGACCCGGTCGACGAAGCTTGTCCGGAAGGCTGGCGGGTAGGCATGCCAAGGCGCGGTAGCTCAGGCTGCATCAGGGTGGTGGTCGGCATACGCACGCCAAAGCCGCGGCGCGGCTCTTCGTCAACCAGGCCACCATCAGCAAAGAACTGGCGCGGGCCGTCGGCTTGCTGACCTTTCGCAGCAGCCATCACCGCCTTTGTGAGGCCGAACCCCTTCTGCTTGTGCGTGGCATTCTTCAGCTGATCGAGCACCGCGGCGCCCAGCGCGTGCACGTCCTGCGGCGGCATTTCGTACTCGCCATTACTGACGGCAACCGGCACCTGCTTGCCAGGCATACCAAGCCGCGGCTGCTCCTGAGCAGGCGCACTCTGGCTCTTACGCCCAGGCATGCCCAGCCCGAGTTGAGCCGTGGTGTCGGCCGGCAGAATGTAAGTCCCTTCCGGAACATCCTTTCTGATCGAATCGGACGTGCCAGTGCCTGGCCCTTCGATCAATCCGCCGTTGGCGGCATGCTTGCGCTTGGGAAGCCCGTACATTGCCTATCTCCCATTGATGATGCTGGATTGTTTGCCCCGTCCGCCAACCTGGCCAAACCCTACAGGGGGGCTAAACCTCTACAGCCTGCTTGAACTGCGTCCAGAACAACGGAACAGGCAGGTCGCCTTCCAGCCTTACCCGCGGTTGTGGGTAGTCCTCGATGATCGAAGCAGGGTCGATCGGGGGCAGTTGCTCCCATCCATCTGGCGCTACTTGGTCGCCAGGAAAGTAAAAGCCGCTGAGTTGAAAACTGGCAAGCGGTACAAACGCCCCACCCTGGTACAGTCCAACCTGCACAACGCCGCCCGCGTAACCTCCATCGCCGGACATAGAGCGCGACACGTAAAGCTCGATCGGCAGGTCCGCTGCGGTCAGCGGCACCACGTTGTTCGACGGGTCGACAAGAACAAAGGCGCGCTCGGAATACTCACCAGCTGGCGCAACAGGAATCGTCAACGATGTAAGCCAAACAGCGCCTGGCTGATCCCAAGACCAATCAATAGGGTCACCGTCCAGGCTGGCAAGTGTGTAAGCTGTCGGCTCGTATGGGTAGTCCGGTTCGAACCAGAGCCCCAAACCGATCTGCGCGTCGCCGTTGGTGTGCCACGACCCTTCAACCAGCTCGACCGGGTAGTAGCGAATTACTGCTGTTCCGTCTGGATAAGCCATTCTGCAGCCTCCTGTTCAAACGCCTGCTGCGTTGTATGGTGGTGGTCGCCTGCAGGATGTACACGCCACACATACCCAACCTGCGGCAGTTGGTGAGGCCGAAGCAGGCTGCGCAGGCGCGCGTCTGTGGTGTGCGGTGACGACTCCATGGCCTTGACCCAGGGCAGCACGTCAGCGCGGCGGTACACGGTCAGCGCATGCCCGGCGCGAGGGAACGGGTAGCGTCGACCATCGAGATACTCGACAACCTCCATGGTGACCACTGCACGATGCTGCTGCAGCCCTGCCAGGCATGCCTCGACTGCCCCTGGCAGCAGGTAGTCATCGGAATCGAGATAGGTCACGAACTCATGTTCGCCCTGCTGGTACCCGACAGCCCGCCCCTGGCCAACCGACTTTCCCGCGTTGTCGATCAGGTGGACGGTGACGCCCTGGCCTACCGTGCTGGCAATAGCCTGCTCGAGCCAATCGGCCCTGGTGCCTTCATGCGTGAGGATGTGCAGGTCAATCATCCGAACATCCTCCCGTAGCGCGGCTGGCTGGCTGGCGATGCCAGGTAGAAGGTACCGAACCGACTGAATGATGCCGCCGGCACGAAATCCAGAGCACCGAAGCGCCCTTTCTTGATCGCAATCTTCGGTTCGTCCGCGTCGAGTATCGTGGCCACCTGAGCCATCGGCACTATCACGGCACCTTCCGTGTTGCGCACCTCTCGCTGATAGGTACTCAAGCGCAGCGATCGAGGAATGCCGGCAGCAAGTGGCGCAGCAACCCCGGTAACAGTGATCCTGGCAATGCCGATCTGCGTCGCGCTGCTGCCATTGATGAAGCCCCACCCCCAGACCTCACCGTCCGCGACGGGCGTCGAGAAGCCAATATTCTCGATGCCATTCCCGCCGTTGCCGGCGTTGCTGCTCGCCGGCATCTCTTCCGGCCCGTATCCCAGCAACGCCTGTGTCTGGCTTATGGTTCCTGCTGCGCTCTCAGTGCGCAGCAGTGCGATATCGGAATGTATGGGCAACGTGGTCGGCGCGGCCGGCGAGATATCCGCATCGACTGCAGGCCTAGCCAGCAGCCTCATAAGTCGGTGACGCACTGGCATTCCAGACGCATCGAGAAAGAAGGTGTCTCGGTACTTCTGAACGAAGATACGCGCCGCTTCGATCTGCGGCAGGCCGGCATCCAATCCAGCGATCGAATCGACGAAACTCACCGACAGCGATCCGATTCCATTGGTCACCACCAGCAGCGCCTGGCCCGTCACAATGCGGTAAGAGCCACCCACAGCCTTGCGGCAGCGCGCCCGGAATGACACCAGGGTCACCGGCACAGGATCTGCACCAGAGGCATCAACCCAGGCGTACACCGCAGGCAAGTCGAAGCCAGCAGCCTGAAACGTCCCGGCATCACCACTGAAGCTATCCGATTCCAGCGCCGAGCCAAGGTCTGCCGGCCCGACGATCTCGGACCATTCCAGAGTGGCCACACCATCCTGGTAGTGAATGCCCATTGCAAGCATTGATCCGACAGTCGACACCCCACCACCATCCGCCTCCAACTCGATGGCCACACTCAGGCGGCCACGGTGATAGTGGGCGACCGGCAGCCTGGCGCCGTAGCGAATGGGCACGATAGGCGATCCCTCGTAGATCACGTGCCGCGGGTAGAAGCCACAGCCCGTCAGCCCCCGCACATAATCCTCGCTGAACGAAACCGACCGAACAGAACCCGCCCCCGCCCAGCGCACCAGCACTGCCAGCCAAACAGGCTGATCAGTCACCACGTAGCCGGTACCACCATCACCAGGCGGCTCAGCATCCGTGTAAAAGTGGACGAAGATCACCCCACCATCGAACTCGGTAGGAAACGAGTTGTAGAGCAGGAAAGGATCATCAGGAAGCGGATCGCCGAAGGCCTGAACCGCACCCAGGCCACCCTGGCGCTCTTCGGCAGGCACCTCTGTCACTGCGTCGCTGCTCGGCGCCATGCGTTCCCGACCTGGCGACACCGAGGTCACGATACCGTCGATCATGGATTCGCCCACCAATGGATCAAGCACGCCACGGTACTGGTTAGAACCCTCGAACCGGCCAGGCACCTCGACAACATCGACAGTCACCCGGCCACCCTGCTTGCGCGCCTTGAACACGAAGCCGTCGAATATGCCGCTGCGCGAGCCGGTAGATCCAGACTGACGATGCAGGGCAGCGCCAAGCCTGTTGGCGTAACCTTTGTGCCTGGCGGCGACCGCACTGGTCGCGCGCAGCCGAACTGGCCCGGTCATTCGCCAGACAGGATGTTGGCCTGCAGGGTACCGGCAGCGTTGACCGCACCCTCGGCAGCGGAAGCAAATGCGCTGGTGATCTGCCCAAGCGCGCTGTTCTTCTGGCCATCCGAAGCCGCAACGCGGAGCCTGTTCTCGTCCAGCTTGCCATTCATGCGCAGATTGGCCGCCTGCAGACGCAGCTCTTCGAAGCCGAGCTGCACCCGGTAGTACTGCGACATGGCATCGTTAAGCGACGCATAAGCGGATACTTTCGCCCTGGTCGCCTCGATATCCTTGTTCGGCAAATCCATCAGGACGTTGTAGTAGTTTGCGATCGACTGGAAGATACCCATCTTCAGCGCGACAGCCTGCTGCTCTGCGAATTTCAGCAGGTCCAGCTTGATCTCGGCATCACGCACGGTCTGCGCGCGATTCACCTCACCGATCGCATCGGCTGCTCGCTCTTCTGCTCGGGTAATGGCCTTGAGCATCGCACCAGGCGGCGCAACAAATCCCCTGGCCGAGAACTCGGAGCGGATCTGCTCGACAGCCGTATTGCGGGATCGATACTCACGATCACGGCTTTCATGCCAGACCGCCTCGAACACATCCTTGCTCAGACCGAAAGGCTGCTGGCCGGTGATGATCCCTACCAGCCATTCCTCCGGGGCGTAGCGCAGCGCGCCGCTGATCTCGGGAAAGTACTTGTCGATCAGACCTTCCGTCTCGGCGTTGATGAACTGCAGCGTGCTGCTGCTGCTGTCTAGCTGTAGAAAGTCAGTCAGCGCCGCCGGCTTCGGCATCTGCGGCACGTTCGGCGTATAGCCGAGATTCGCCGACGTGATGTTCGGGATGAAGGTACTGACGCGGCCAGATACGTTCGTAGCCCTTCCCAGCGCATCCTGGGCGAAGCTGAAGAGTTGCGCGATGTTGTCGTCGATACCGGCCATGTCAGCCTCTCCTGCCGTAGCCGCGGCGCTGAGACACCCCGACTTCTAGCTCGATATTGTCCACAGACGCATAACTCGCGTCGGTCAGTTCCAGGCGCACATTCCACGTCCGGCCGCTTACGCCTTTGGCCAGCACGGCCCTGCTCTGCGGCGATCCGCCAACCAGCTTGTAGATCCGTTCCGGCCCATCATCAGTGCACAGTCGCAGGAAGCACTCGCCGTCGGTGCGCACACCCACAAACGCCATGGCCATGCGCTTCTGGTGCGCGTCGCCGTAGTCGGACGCACCGAAGTCCACCAGGGCATTGATCACCTCCCCTGTTTCGCCACCAAGGCGATACAGGCCATCCTTGCGCCAGGCATACGCATGGCCATCGTCATAGGTGAAGCCGAGGAAATCGAAGTCGCGATAGGTGGTCAGCGCGCCGGTCATGTAGTTGACGGCATACTGCAGCGCCTGTTGCTTGGCAGACTCAGCCTTGCTGAATACGGCCACGTTCTCATGCGCAAGCATTTCGATGATCCAGCCGATACTGGCCTGATCAGTGATCCCAACGGAGTCGACAGACGCCAATTCCAGCACCATGGTCAACGTCGCCTCGGCGCTGGCCACGCCGATCGACTCCATCGCGATCATGATCAGCGCGGTTTCCAGCACCGCCTCTTCATTCACGAATATGGCGTCGCTGCCGTCGCTTTCGCCTTCAGGCATGTACGGCTCGACGATGTTGGCGACCAGGCGAAGGGGAATTGTCACGTTGACACGGTTGAACGGAACCTCACCGATGGCCGCTATCATCGCCGGCAAGGTCGCCGAAAACTGGATATCGTTGCCCGTCTGCAGTTTCGCGGTGAAGATCGGAGGCGGCAGCACAGCCACCATGCTCGAAGGGATCTCTTCAATCGGCCCCAACGAGGCCTGGAACCGCAATGCAGACAGTTCGCCCTTCATCCATGCCACATCGGGTGCGTCGCTGATCGCGGCGACCATCGCGGGTAGCTGAGCCGAGAACTCGATAACGCCCCCGACGCGATCCAACTGCGCAGAGAACTGAAGCGCCGGCAGCCTGCCCAGCATCCAGCTCACGTCATCTACATCGCTGATCGCAGCAACCATGGCCGGTAGCGAAGCGGAAAACTCGATAGCCGGGATGGTCGACCCTATCTGCGGCGAATCGACGTAGTCGACAACGCTGTAGAGCACAACACCGCCGTAGGCCTCTCCAGATGACAGCGCCGCAGATTGATAAACCTGCTCGTCATTGATCAGGTAGGTGACGACACCCAGGCTTCGCCTGATCTCGACAACGGCGCCGGCCGGCAGTGTCGCCGGACCAAACACGGTCGCCCCGAACTCGACGATGCTGTATTCCTCGCGCCTGGCGACGATGCTATGCCGCATGCTCGAGTAGACGTGCTGGAAGGTCCGGCCAGACAGGCCAACCTGCACACCGATCGGCGATGGCGGCAGTGTGCAGCGAAAGTAGCCCTCGTTCGGTACCGGACTGATCGTTCGACCGCCGCCATTCCAGCCGATGCTGTCGAACTGATCGATTCGAGCAGGCACCGCAGCGCGCCCAGGTACCGCCGGATAGCACACCTGCTCGGTACGCGTAACAGGCTTGAACGGCGAATAGCTGGTGCCGTAGCCGTTCGGATCACTGATGCCAGCCCAGCCAGCAGGTATCTGTCCGGTTGGTTGGTAGCTGCCCGAACTTGACCCAATGCCGAAATTCAGGCCACTGGAACTTCCTGAGACCTGACGGGTAATGCAATACGCTGGGCGCGTTGGCACGGCCGGCACAGCCGGCACGTATACCAAGCGTGGCGTCTTCTGCAGGCGGTTCGCCATGGGTTATTGCTCAGGGATGGCCAGCTCGAACAGCGAGAACGATTGCGGCTGACCGTTCACCAGCGGCAGTTCTGCAATGTACATATCGCTGCCCAGCGGTCCAGCAGTACCCTGGAAGCGCACGGCAGATGCACTGGCATCACCAGCATCACCGTCCAGCACATATCGGAAGAAGGTCGGGCTGCCGTCCGCGACGTTGTTGCCGGTCCAGTTCTCCGAAACCGACTTCTTGAGAACGCCCAGCGGCGCTGCAGCTTCGAATGTCACAGGCGTTCCGTCGCCGCCAACGCTGATTTCGCAGAGCAGCGTAGCGCCGCCCAGCGCCGCGTCGGCATTGGCCGGCACAGATCCGGCATAGATGCGGACCAGACCGCCATCTAGGGTCTCTTTCAGAGAACCGGTTACGGCAAGCGACACGCGCATGCCAGTGCTTTGCTTGATCATGATCGATCCTCAGAGAATATTGGTGGGGATGTAGGTCAGGCCAACCGAGAGCCGACCAGGGTGCTCAGGGCTGATCTTCTTCACGGTGCTGAATCGCACCACGGACAACAGCAGCCCACTGTTGGAGCCCTTCACCGGGTTGGAGACGATGAACGAGCCGTAGATATCGCGCTCAGCGGTAGCGGTGAACTCGGCCTTGGCGTCGGTGTTGTAGTAGCTGCCAGCATCGTTGTAGACGCGCAGCCATTCAGGACGGGTAGCCTCGGAGTACTCCGTGAACTCACCCAGCACGCTCGGAATATCGGCGGCGGTCATGCCCTCGGCCGGCAAGACGTTGTTGCGGAACAGGCCGCAATAGAAGCTAGGGATCGGCGCAACGTCGCCGAACGGCGCCTGGATCAGGAAGTCGATGCCAGCCTGCGGAATGCGGTTCAGCTTCACTTCCCGACTGATCACGATGCCGGTCTTCTTGTCGTAGATTTCCAGCTCATGCCGGAAACCGAGGATCTTCAGTACTTCGGTGCTCATAGGATCTCCAACTCTGCGAAGTCGCCCACGGCGAGGTTGTTGGGGCTCGGCGTGCCGTGCATGGTGGTGACGACCATCGGGATGCCATTGTTTTCGAGAACGCCAACAGCCCCCGCGCTGGTAAGATCCGGCGCGTAGGTCTGGCGATTGGGTAGGGAAACTTCTCCGGCTGCATTGCCGATCGCGAGGCCATATCGGGTGAACCATGCGACCCGGCCATCCGGCAGCCTGGCGGAACCTGGCACAGCCTGCAGGTCGAGCACGGCAACCTGGCTCGGTGCATTGGTGTCCAGGCCGGTGATGAAGTAGGTTTTGTCAGCGACCACGTACACGCCGCCTTCAGTCGGCGCGATCACTGTCGGTGGCTCTGGGTACTGGAAGAACCCCGCTACGGGATCCATCAGGTGCGGATACATCGGCGACGTGAACACCACGCACCGCCCGCTCGCCCCCACCAGAACAGAGTGATAGGCCGCCAGGATCGAGCAGGCTGGCATCGGCACCAGGCCGATAGTGGTCAAAGTTACCGACTGATCATCGACCTTGGTGATCGCCATCGCGCCGCCGATCAGCAGCCCCTGGCTGTAGAGAGTCGAAGCGTTTGCAGGGCTGACGTAGACCCGAACCGATCGAGGATCACTGCTCAGCACGCGCAGCGCCTTACCTTCGCCCAGCCGCACAATCAACGGCTCGGCGCCGGACTCTTCACCATCCGCACCGAACGCCGTCACCGCCACCTTGTAGATGCCGGCCGGCAGCGCCCCGTCGATCACTTCAACGTCGAAGCCTGGCACAGACACAGCCCAAGGCTTCACCTCGCGACCATCAGTGCGCAGGCTGTCAAAGGTTCCACTCAGGTAGACCTGGCCGAAGAGCGCCGCACCGGACAGATCGCCGCCCCCAGTGATACTGCCAATAACCTTGGCGGAATCAGTCTGACGTGAGTAACACCCGATATCGCCTCCATCGACGTACACGACTCGCCCGGGCAGCGAGACAGCCAGGCGCATATCGTCAGCAGCCAGCACGCGCGCATGGCTCGCACGCATTTCAAGCTGGCCGCCCTCGGTTGGGTCGAGGTTCACCAGCTCACGTACGAAACCCGCAGGCAAGCGCTCAGGCTTGGCGATGTTGTTCGCGCCCTTGGCCCAGTTGTCGGTGCGGGTAGTTGGGGCTGGCATGCAGCAGACTCAGGTCGGTTTCGATGACCAAAGTCTGCTTTCAAGGTCGAGTCCGGAGCGAACCCTACAGGGGGTCAGATGGCACGACAGCCTGTCCGAGCCTATAGTGGCGGTCTGTCAGCATAAGGAGGTTCTACATTGGACGCTTTTAAGATCACCAACACGCCGTCATTCAAGTCGCTCTTCACAAACATCGACGACGGCCACTACGTAATGAAGGACGCAGTTCGCCGGCACCTTGAGCGCTGGCAAGATATCGCTCGCCACTACAACCTTCGATTTGAACTTGAGGCTAGTCAGCAGTTGAGCGGCACAGGGCAAATAATCGGCAAGTCATTTACAGTCATCTCTGACTTCAAGCTCAACGGACCTGCCGTGAGCGCAGAAATACTAATCCTTGGTGCTGACTTACTCACTGGAAAACAGGTACTTATCGACTCCTATCTGATCAACTCAGACCGACAGATACTTTCCAGCATCACACACAAAGTCATTCCGTTCAAAGACACATCGGTAAATGAACATCAGGCTATCTGCGAAGCATTTCATGCGGTCGCCGAACACGGCAGGATTAAGTAGCCTTGTTGCCCTCACTTCTGTGAGGGCTACGGAATGTCACTAGATTGGCCATGTAAAGCGTTGCCACTATGGCACGCTCCAAGCAGTGAATCCGTCAGGAATAGGGTATGAGAACTCGGCAGCTGTTCCCCTTATAGTGACGCTTGCGGTTCCCGCGTTCGCTGCGACCGCTGGACGAACTGCTTCTGCAATCCCTGTGAAGGCTGCGGTAGCGCCAGCACCTGGCGAGCCCCCTCCCACCCAACTCCCATTCACAGAAAACCACAGCTCACCTGTCGAGAAGTCAACGGCGATTCCTATAACAGACCCGTTACCCCACCCGACTTGGTATGCGGAGTTGGCCGAGCTGAATCGAACTGTTCCGCTGCGCAGCAAAGCCCAACTGCTAGAACCTGAACCCGGGAGGTTTGTAAGCGTCGGGCCGAATCCCACCCCACACACATGAATAGACGGGTCGTACGCGTTTGTTCCACCAGCCCCCGAATTGAGTCCGACTTCGCAGTACTTTCTGCCGCTTGATCGGTACAAGGTGCTGGCGAGGTTCTGCACACCGCTGCCGCCTCGCGTAGCAGTTTTCTGACCACCAGCAACAGACCAACCAGCGGTCTTCTCCGTAGTACTCCATAAAAGAGGGTCAATAGGCTCTACCGTATGGCGCCGCTGCGCGAGAATCCCCGGGTTGCTCATGCTGCCGTCATCCTACCGGCCATCCACCACGTATTGCTTCCAGTGCGCAGCAGAGTCGCGGCCGAACCTACACCATCCAATACGTTTGTATCTGCAGCGTTATAGGTCACTGAAAACCCTTCACCCGTAACGGTCACTGCACCAGCACCGACCTGCAGCACGTAAAACTCCGGCAACACTCCACTGACAGCCCAGCTTGCCGTTGCCTCTGCGCCGATAGTCAGCGTAATTGGCGTTGCGCTGTCGCACAGCAGCCACTTCCCGGCGTCGGAAGGGGTGACTGCGCCGCTTGCCGTGATGGTTCGAGACGGCCTCCCAGCAAGCGCGGCCTTGGCATTGAGCGCAGCCTGCAGATCGGTCTGATCCGAGAGGGTGCCGGCCAGATCCCCCCACGCAGTACCAATACTTAGGTTTCCGCCTCCGAGCAGGCTGCTACCGTTAATGCTCTTGATGTTAGTACCGCTGACCAAGGTGTCCTGCTTGCCGCTCACCGTAGCGATCAGGTCGGTGATCTGTTTTTGCAGCTTACCGAACGCCACCAGCACACTGTCGGAACTGGTAATCGCGGTACCGGTGGCCAGGCTCAGGCCACTGAGTACGGTGGCCAGGACGCGCGCAGCGGTGTGGTAGAGGTTGGTCGAGCCCTCAGTCAGGCTGTCGGTGTTGGCGTTCGCCGTGGCGCCAGCCGCGATGCCTGCCAGCTTCGACTTCTCCGCATCGGTGTAGGCGTTAGTGTCTGGGTTGCTCTCGTAGAGCACCTTGACCTGGGCGGCAGTGATGGGGTCAGCGCTGCCAGCCTGGGCGACCCATTCGCCGTCGCTTTCGTCCCAGATATAGCGCTGCACTGGATCGCCAGCGCCCGCGTCTACGTCGGCGTAGTCGCCTTCTTCAGCAGTTGGCAGGGCCGTCTGCAGCGCGGTGAAGTTGATAAACGTGCCACGGTAGTGGCTGCCTTCCAATCCCGCCAGCTTGGCCTTCTCGGCCGCGGTGAAGTTCTCCTGGCTCAGCCCGTAGCCGGCGACCTTGTCGACCTTCAGGTCTAGCTGCACAGATAGCGCACCAGGCTGAACGGCGGTATCAGCCAGAGCACCTTGCGCTTCGGTTGCGGCGCCGATATCACCTGGCGTCTCAGGTATAAACGGCTTCCCAGCAAGATCGCCATAAGCGCCGGAGAGTGCTACGGCAGAAAAGATTGGCAGCCCTGACAGATCGGTGTAGTTGCCGCTCAGCGCCACGGCGGAAAGGCTGGCAGCGTTCGCCGGGGTGTACGCCAGTGCAGCGGTCACATCAGAGCCGGTCAGCGACACCACGCCAGTGCGCCCGTTGAAGCTGCTCACGCCAGCACCACCGCCGCCACCAGTACCAGGCACGCCGCGCAGTCCGGCAAGCACGACAACCGGAGTTCTGCGCGGCGCAGCACCCAAGACAATGGGCTTGGCTACCTGTCCGGCGCCGATCACCTTCATGCAGTCACCTCGTCAGCAACCTCGATATCGCTGATCGCCGTCAGCGGGTAGATCTGGCCGCCCGGGGCGATCGCTTCCACGTCGTACTTGCCGCGCTTCCACTCCAGCGCGGCAGCAGTGGCGGCATCCATCTTGAGCACGAACGCGCTATGCGCCAGGTCGACCTCGATCTCCCCATCCGGGCTCTCGGCCGGGTCGCTGTGCCAGGTGAACAGCACGGTACCGCCTGGCTTGTCACGCACCTGGGCGCGGCAATTCCAGCCCGTCAGATCCATGGGCTTGTTCAGCACCAGCAGGCCCGAGCCGCTGAACGCCTTCCAGCAATGCGCGTTCAGAGCGTTGAGCTCGACGGTGTCGGCGTCCACCAGCTTGACGATCTGGCTTTCGTCATCCGGCGTGTTGAGCTCGGCCGGCGCCTTCACACAGGTAACACGCACCGGCCAACCATCCGGCACGTTATGCCCTACCACCGTCAGCCGCACCGGGGCAGTGCTCGGCATGCCAGTGATCGGCAGATACAGCAGCTCGTCCTCGGCGTACAGGAAGCCGAACTCGAACGTCTTGCCACGCTGGATGGTGATGGGGATTTCAGGCGCCGACATGCCAGTCTCCTTACTCGCCGCTCAGGCGTTCCTTGAGGGCGTAGCCCATGAGCGGCCAGACCTTGGCCACGGCATTTTCTCGGGCGATCTTGCGGCCGATCTCAGCATCGAAGTTCTCCGGGCTGGCACAGGCCGACTCGCCGGTTACGGTGAAGCCGTTGCGCAGCACCAGAACGCAGAAGGTCAGCAGGTGAAGGGCATCAGGGGTCTGACGGGAAGCCGCAGCGTTGAGCGCGCCACCAGAGAATGCTGCATCCTCGACAGCCTTGCGATCGCCCTGGCCGGCGGTGAAGTAGTGCTCGCTGACGATGTTTGCCTGCAGGTCTGCTGGAGTAATGCGCGGCGCGGTCAGGCCTTTGGCCTGGATTTCCTGCTCGATTGCTTGGTCGCTCATTGTGGTGCTCCGATGATCTTGCACTGCCTGTGCAGGGATACGAGCTGCTCCTGCAGCTTCAGGATTTGGTCGCGCTGGACTTCGAGGCCGGCAACGAGGGCTGGATAAGCTCGTTCAGCAGCGGCTGTAAGTCTTGGGGCTCCTGCATCAGGCTCGCCGGCAGCGGTGGTGGCTCCGTCCACTCGCACTGCGGGGCAGGTGGCAGCGACTCGCAGCCCGCAATTACCGTCAGCGAGGCAGAGATGCAGAGAATCGGCACGGTCTTCAGCACGTTGTTTCCCCTTCAAGAAAGCGTCTTCGCGCGCAGCCTGGTCGGTAGCTACCTGGCGCTGCAGACGGTTGGTGTTGCGCAGCGACTGGACCGACGCAGCGTGCTGCTTGGCCAGGGTGACGGCGTTGTCACGCTCGAGCGCCACGGTATCGAGGCGCAGATAGAGCATCGCCAGGGCAATGGCCAGGCCGGCGCAGGCGGCGACTAGGGCGCGGATCACTGGACGCTCCAGCACTTGGCGTGGCGCTCAAGCTGGCGGGTCCACACGCCCCAGCAGCGCTGGTTGGGCTTGCCGTTGACCACGGTTGAACAGTCGTAACCTGCAGCACGCCGCCACTTCAGCAGCGCGTCGCAGGCCTTCGGGTACTCGCCAGCCAGCAGATGGCGGCGCATAGAGGACGATCGCCAGTTGCCAATGCCGTACTGGCCGGTGAAGTCGAGGTAGAGGTCGTATTCCTCTTGGAACAGCTTCACACCCGGCAGCGAGGCCTGGAATCGACGCTCTTCCTCGTCGTGCAGCGCCCTGGCCAGTTGCTGGGCGCGCTCGCGGGTGATGGGAGGATCTGCCAGGGTGACGCGCGTGCCGTCCTCGTAGCGGGTCGAACCGTGGCCAATGGTCGGCACGTCGCCCTTTGTCGGGATGTGCGGTGCAAGCATCTCGACGCCATCCTTCTGCACCACCGGGCTTTCGCCCTCGCTCTTGATCCAGGCGCCGAAGCCGGCCAGGCTGAGCGTCAGCGCCGTGACGGCAATTCGGTTGCGGATGCTCATTGCTCTGGACTCACGCCGCCGGCCAACTGCTTGGCTACGCGCCGCTTCTCACGCCAGACAGAAAACTGATCGCGGTACTTGAATAGCAGCAGGCCGATCTGAAGAACGAGATAAAGGATCGTCAACGCCGTGATCCACTCGGCCGGCGACATGCCGAACCACATAGACCCAGCCACAACAACTGGAGGCGCCGCCTTAACTGCTTCGAGAGTCGTATCCTGCGCTGCCTGGTTCATTCCATAGGTTCCCGTGCTGAACAATCTGCGTTGACGGGATGCTATGAAGCGGAACGAACAGTGGCGAACCCTACAGGGGGTCAGGGCCAGGCTTTGTTGTGGTGCTCAACGTCCTGGCGGGTGATGCGGCGCAGGTCGCAGTCGGGGCGCTCGCCGAAATAGGCAGTGAATGCAGCCAGGGCGGCGTCGGCGCGGCCGAGGTCCAGCGTCTCGCTATCTGGCACACTGAAGGCGCGATGCAGCGCCCAGTTCACCAGATGCCGGTGATGGGCCGCGCTGATCTCTGGCTTCGACGTCTTTTCAGCGGTGAGGCCTCGAACAGGCAGGCGGTATCCTTCCAGTTTGAGCGTGCCACCCAGGCGCGGTGTCGGTACCAGGCGGATGCTGGTGTCGCTCTGGATGGCGAAGCGCGGAATGTCGGAGCGATCGCGCCAACCTGACATGTTGTCATCCAGCCACTCGCGCGAAACTAGCTTGAGCGGGCAACGCTCGGTAGAACCTGCCTCAAGCAGGCCCAGGTGATCGATCTCGTACAGCGCCTGGCTCAGCGGGTAAACGGATTCACCTGCAGCGATATCGACCTCGAAACTCGAATCATGCAGCAGGCGCCCGCGAATGCAGGCCTCCTGCTCTGCCTCAATGAGCCAACGCGCAACGTCAGACTGATCGAACAGGTATGGCGCCACCGTGTCCTGAGCAGTGGTCCTGAAGTCCTTGGTCAGCTCGTCGAGGGTCATGCGCCAGCACCGAAACGGTTGATGTGCTCAACGATCTTGGCACGCATGGTCTCAACCTTTTGAGTCTTCGCCAGCTTCAAGCCATTGCAACGAGTTGCCGCGAAGTTCACCAGTGCATCCTTGTCCTGCATCTGGTTGACCTGATCGATCACAGCGAAATCTTCCTTGCGATCCTCGGTCTTGGCTTGCTGTTGCTTGCCCTGTTCCAGCAGTGCCTGGGTGTTGTCACTGGCTGCGGCTTCATCAGCCACTACCAGTTCACACTCCTTGAACAGGTCGCAGTGGCGCAGCAGGGTACGAGCAACGCCGGTCGGCAGGCTGCGCACCTGGCCTTCATCGAAGGCGAGACCGGTACCGTACAGATGGTCATTCCATTGCGGACGGCGGCCGATGTACTTCACGGCGATATGGCCGGCCTTGGAGGGCAAACCGCTGGAGGTAGGCGCAGCAGTCGCTGCCTTGGCCAGAGCCAGCGCAACGGCCTCTTCGGCATCCGGCAGATCTTTCAGCGCGCGCACAGTGGCATGCAGGACGGTTGCCTTTGCACGGTGCTCCAGGGGCAGGTCGGCAAAAGGCAAGATCAGCGGACTGGTTTTAGTCGTCGAGCCGACCTCCTCACCGAATACCCATCCATCAGCCACCTTGGCATCGAGCCACTTCTGATGCTCTTGCTCTGGGGTCAGGTCCGGGTTTTCGATGTAGGCAGTTACACCAGCAATAATCCCTTGCTGATAACTCTCATCGGCATCTTCCCAGGCGACCGTTTCTTCGCCGAACAACTGGCCAACCGACGCGAGAAGCGCGTGAGCAGCGCCAGCAATTACCATTACTTTCATGTTCTGCTCCCATTTGGAGAAAGGGCGAGCCGAATCACTCCGGCTCGCCCTGGCTGGCCCAAGGATTAACGCGGGCCTACTTGCTCACCACTGACCAGCACCTTGATATCGCTGACCTTGGCATTGGCCGCGACAGCAGTGGTGAGGATCAGGCGTGCCGGCTTGGGCAGGGTCACCAGTTTGGAACCGGTGGCACGCTTGCGGCCGGCAGCAGCCAGGTCGATGCCAGTACCGAAATAGACGTCATCCTGCGGAACAGCAGTGGAGTCCACGCCATCCTCGTACTTGAAGCCCAGCTTGCCGGTGATGGTTGCGGTCATGCCGGTAGTCACGAACACCGACGCATCATCCAGACGCAGGCCTTCCGGCAGCGGGCCGAGATCGATCACATCGCCAATGCCGATCGCTGCAGCGGAGTCGGAGTTGACCGCAGCACCTGCGGCATTGGTTGCGAGGGCGAACACCAGATTGGTGACGTTGCCATACGGGACGTTACCGAACTGGCGCAGGCTCAGGTTTTTGAGAGTCACATTAGCCATGATTGCCTCCAGAGGCTGATTGGCGAATGGGCAGATCTAGCCTGCCCAGTTGCTCGATTGGCTTACGCCTGGTTGAGAGGAACCACGGTGTCCAAAACTGCGGCGCCGTAGTCGGTGAATTCCTTGCGCTCGCCGGTATCCACCTCGAAGCGGATCTTGGAGACGCCGCGAATGGTGCCGATCAGCAGCTCGACTTTGTCGCCGTGGTCCATTTCCTTCTCCGACCAGAAGAACGGAATACCGGAGCGGTCAGACTTCGCCAGGGCCTCTGCCACAGCCTGACCACCCAGGATGATGGCGCGGTCAACTGCATAGGCAGTACCGAAGCTTTCCGGAATGATCACCGAGGACTCGGTTTCGCTGGTGTAACTGGCGCAGTACTTGATCTGGCCGCCAGCGAAGAAGCGGATCGGGATGTTCTGCTTGATGATCAGGAAGTTGTTCCACAGACCAACTTCACCCCTGAAGATCGGGTGATTCTTGGCCTGCGAAGCACGCGCGAACGCGGCAGCCTGCATCGAGCGGAAGTTCGGATCGGCGGCGAACTGGTTGTACTGCAGCGGGGTCACCAGCATCACGCGCAGCGGCTCGTCCTCGGCGGCATCATCGCCTTCGAACTTGACGATCGGCGGCGGCAACACCATTTCATCCATCACCGAACGCATGGCATCCACGACGCTCATTTTCAGCACGTCGGTGCTGGCGATATCCATCTCGCCGGAATTCACCTTGAAGCCCGACACACCATTGCCATCAGCAACGAAGTGACGGTTACGGGTGGGCGCCTTCACGGTATTGACCATCACCTCGGCAAACGCAGGATCGCCTTCCAGCGGAACAGACCAGGTCTTGTTCCAGACATGGCCGCGAGCACCAGCTGCATGCACAATCAGCGACTGGTCGCAGTAGCGATCCATGGTCGCCTGTGCCACCGGGCGGCCGAGCTTGCGGAAGTCGAAGGGCGAACGAATGTCCGTCATGGTGTCGCTGAGCTTCACCGGCAGACGCGCCTGGTTCACGCGCAGTCGATCCTGGCTCAGGCTCATGCCGGTACCGCGACCTTCCGCATAGGCACTGCCCATGATCGGAATCGCACCGAACGGGTTCAGCAGGTTGAAGGTGATTTCGTCACCCATACCTTTGCTCAGATCCATACAGCGCACGATGGGCATGTGCACGCTGGTCTGGTTTTTCACCGTGGCAATGGCGCTGCCTTCAGTTTTGTCCATCTTGCCAATGAGGCGAGACAGCTTGTTGTTGCGTTTTAGGTGGGTAGCAAACAGGCCTGCCGCCTGCTGCACCATGTTCTGCTTGTCGCCGTATGGGGCGTGGGAATTACTCGGCATGACGCACTCCTTGAGATTCGTCTGGCCTTACAGGCCGTTCAAATAGCGTTCGATCTGCTCCTGCGACCAACCATCCATGGCGTTGATCAAGCCAACGCCATCCATGGAAGCCATCGCTTCGTTGGTGGTTGCAGGGCCAGTCCGAGCACCAGCGAAGTCGGACAGACTCGCCGGCGGCTCGGCCTTGGCCTTGGCCACAACTGCTTTCGCAGCAGCCTGCAGATCGGGTTTCTGTTCCTGAGTCATACCGGTGGCCGCCTTGAAGGCATCGATAGCCTCGATAACCTCCTGGGCGGTGCCGCTGGCCAGAACAGCCTTGTATCCGGCTTGGGCAAAGCTGGGTTGCGAGGCGATCCAGTCGGCAAGTTCCTTGCTCTCAGCGATCGACTCGACGTCGGGGTGTGCGGCCAGAATCGCGTCGAAGTGCGCCTTACCGGCGTCCTCGACATGGCGGTGCTGCATCGGCTCCAGCAGCTTCTTGAGCTGCTGCATCTCTTCCCTGAGCGACTGCGTTTTCTGATCGGCAAGCCGTTCGGCAATCGCCGAAACGCCCTTGACCAGAGACTCTTCCGAGAAATCGCCGAACACTGCAGGGTCAATCCCTGCATCGATCGCAGCCTGTGCAGCTTCCAGATTCTGATCCGCGGTGGTGGCGGCCTGTCCTGCATCCTTGCGCGCCTGCGCTTCAGCCCTGAGCGCTTCCAACTCAGCTTCTGCTGCCTCACGCTTCTCGCGTTCAGACTGCAGTTCCTGCTCGGCCGCCCTGGCCTTGGCTCGCTGATCAGCCAGCACACTGAAATCAATCGTGTGCTTCCCATCCTTGGCCAATACCACCGCATTGTCCGAGTTAAAGCCGTCCAGCTTTTCCTCGGTAACCCCGTTGTTTCCAGCTTCCTGACCTTGCTGAGCGCCTGCATCATCCACAGCATCAGTAGCAGCGCCGGGCTCGCCGCCATCTTCCAGCGCATTGCTGGTATCGCCCTCTTCGCCCAGCCCCAAAAGCTGCGCGACCTGATCGCCATTCAGAGGCCCATCAAAGCTTCCGATTAACTCTTCTTGATTACTCATGCCTTTCCCGCCACATATCGCCGTGGCCGCTTGAGCTCGGCAGATGCAAGGCGTTGCCACCTCGCGCTTCGCCAGGTAATCCCGGCTTGCGAATGAGTGTCCCGAAGGGGGCGAAAAAGAAAAAACCCTACAGGGGGTCAGCTCTGTAGGGCTTTCTGGTCAGGCGAGGTTGTCGGTGGTCCTGGCAGTTTCGATTCCCTGCATTCCGGTACCAGGCTCTGCTGGTACCGGCGGGAATGCCGGGCTGGTGTTCTCGCGCACTGGGGGTATCTCGCTATCAGGCCCACCTGGCTGCACATACGGTGATTTGATGTTCATCGCTGCAGTATCAGTCGCCTGCGGGAAGTTCGGGTCGTCGCCTCCCTTCTGCTTGTACCCTGCGCCCTTCATAATCTCGTCCGCCACAGGCGCAATCATCGGCATCTGAGCAATCTGAGCACCACCCTGCATGGCAGAGTAAGCCGCCTGCACGCCGATCTGAACCGCCTGAGCCATGATCCTCTCGATCTCCGCCTCGTTGCGGCGTTCTTTAAGTGCCAACTCGCGCATCTTCAACTCGACACCAGACTTGGCCAGAGCATCTTCCACGGCCTGCTTGATGCGCTGCTCGACCTGCTCTGGAGTTTCTTGCTGCGAAGCCGCGCGGATAGCCTCGATCACGTCGCGCTTGAAAGGCACATCCATGAGGCTGACCAAGAACGGCATCATGGCCGCCTGGTAGTGCTGCGGCATGGGCTTCACCGCCTCAGAGAGTGCAGCCAGTTGCTGCGAGCGATAGCTGTTGGTGCTCGGCACGTCCTCGAGCGCGACTTTCAGGCGAGTACGCTGCAGGTCGTTCGACAGGTACGTGAATCCAGTGCCGTCCGTTTCCGGCTTGTTGATCACCACAGTGCGATCGGCACGGACTGCATCACCCTCGATGATGATCGTGTGCGGCTCACTCCCCAGATCCTTGACGATCATCGACAGCAGGATCTCGCCGATCATCGTCCGGCCGGCACGGAAGTTATCCATAATCCGCCCTAGGCTCTGATTGCTCTGTTCGATCTGCATCTGCTCTTGACGCCCGCTGGTGGCGGTACCTTCCTTGCCCATGAAGCCAGTCGTGACCGCCGATACACGCTGAATAGCTGAACGGTTGTCCTGCAGCATCTGGAACTGCTGAGCGTTCAGCTGGAAATCGCGCTCAATCTTGAAGATCGCGCCTTGCTTGGCCATGGCCGTGTCGTTGAGAACGATATCGGAATCAACGCGAGCCACCTGATTCCTCACCTGGGCGTCAGACATATCAGTAGCGCCCTTGGTGCGAATGGTGCGCACTGAAGACATGCCCCAGCGCAGCTTGCTGATTCCGCTGTTCAGGCTGTCCTGCGGATAGATCATGCCGCGCACATATCCATAGGGCACGTTAGTGCTGTCCTCACGGAAGCCCCAGAACGGCACGTATTGGAAGTGGCGATGGCTGTACGGGGTCGGTCCATCAAACAGGCAGTGAGGGCCTAGCCAGAAACTACGGCGCACGCGAGCAACGACCGCGCGGGTGAATTGAGCGCGCCCGCTCGCCAGCGCGACGACGTGATTGATGTTCCTCTCGTCGTACTCGACTACGCGACCGTTCGGCGTGCGGATAACGCCAACATCTACCCAGCGCCGGTACCAAACCTCTGCCAGGCATACTTCCTTGGAAGTCGGGTTGTACCAGCGCTCTTCACGCACCGACCAGGCACGACCATCAGCCCAGGCGTTCTGCAGCCCTGTCGACGCACCGCCATCTGCTACCTCGATAGCGTGGCCAGCCCACCACGAAGGGCCGTTGCGCCCGATCATGGTGATCAGTTCCTTGTGCTGCGGGAAAACCCGGGCGATACGCTCGGGACGCATCCAGCGCTGGCGACGCAGCCAGTTGGCATCGCTCAGGTCTCGCTCCTTCGCGGTGAAATCCCAGTGAATCTCGTTACGATGCACAGCCAGGCAGCGATACGGGAACTTGAATGGGTCGCTCTCGCGGCTCACCTCTACCCAGCCGATGCCGACAGCGATCTGCGGCCGGAAGGCATCACTGCACGCATCGTCAGCCTTTGCATGCCGCTCTGCCTGATTCAGCTTGTAGTTCAGCGCATCGGCCACGTCCTGGCCGCCAACGTCACCATCCGGGGTCACGCGCCAGTCAGTGCGGGTTGCACTCTCGTAGCCCTGGATGGACAGCAGCGCTGGGCCGATCAGATCCTCGACCGCCGGCGGAATGCCCAGCGCACGCTGCCTGGCCAGCAGCTCGCTGTCGAGCTGGTTGCCGTCGGCATAGTCCATTTCCTTGTCGGCCGTGCTGCGCCACTTCGGCTGTTCCTCGATCTCATGCATGATCTCGGTGTACTCGTCGAGCGTCAGCGCGAGCTCGTCTTTCGCCTCTTCGGTCTGGTCTGGGTGCTTGAGTGCGGTAGCGTCCATCTGATGGTTCCTCAAGTGCGCCAGTCGGGCGCTGGGGCTTCTTCGTATTTGGGTTCCATGTCGTTGGGCATCACCTCAACGGCCTGGCCGATGTAGCGGAACATGTCGGAGCCATGGCTGAACTCGTCGTGCAGCGGTCCCAGTGGCTCCCTGGTCTGAGCGTGCAGCGCACGGCGGTACCGTTTCAGGCACTCGATCAGTCGCGCAGTCTTGTCCTTGTCGAAATAGCAGCGCGGAAACATCATGCGCACCGCCTTGATGCCTTCCTCGACACTGGTTTGTGCCAGGACGATTGGCTTTCTGCCCATCGCCTGAAGCTGCTCTTCGGTGCTCTTGCCGGTCTGGTAGTTGCGGGTGCGTCCGTCGTGCGGCAGGTAGTCATGGCCCCAGCGATAGGGGCGCTTCTCGATCTGCGCGACGTACCAGTCGAGCGTCCGGTGGCTGTCCTCGATGTAGTCGATGATTCGCACGTCCATCGGACCGCGCTGCACGAAGCCGATCGTCATCGCATCGTTCCAACCCAAGTCCCAGACCGTATGCACAGGAAGGGTCGGGTCATACGGCACACGCTGCACTCGGCCGCTGCTGATCAGGTCGATGATTTCGTGCTTGTAGATCGCGCCATCGGCCACAGTGCGCGGCTTGCCTTCCCAGATGTGTTCGTAGTCTTCCTGGGTCATGGAGCGCTTTGCGCGAAGGCGCTCGTCGTTGAGGACGGCCGGGAACCAAGGGTTATCGCGCCAATTGATCTCGCACACCCACATGTCTTCGTCGGCGTTCTCGATGAAGCGCATGTAGGTTTCGTCGGTGTTCATGTCCGGGTTCAGGGTCAGCCAGATCTCGCTGCCCTCTTTCCGGATCGTCGGTACCAGCACGTCCCATGACTTCTTGCTAACGCCGTGAGCCTCTTCGACCCAGACGATATCGACACCCTCGAATGACTTGATCGAGTCGACGGTGTGCGACTGCAGGCCGGTGAACAGGAAGAGCGTGCCGTTTTTCCCGCGAATCTCGGTATCAAGCACGTCGTAAAACGATTCGAGGCCGAGCTTGACGATGTAATCCTTCAGCAGCCGGTGCACGGAATCGCGCATCGACTTCTGCACTTCCCGGGCGCAGAGGATGCGCAGCGGATTGCGCGCGCCCATATCGAGCAGCACCTGGGCGACACCATGCGACTTACCACCGCCGCGGCCACCGTGCATGACCTTGTAGCGCATCGCCTCGTACAGCGGCGCGAGCTTGTAGGGCAGCGTCAGGTTGAGCTGCAAGGGCTGCACGAAAGCGCTCATTCGTCTTCAGCCCTCGCCGGCGGACGCACGAATGTCACCGTGCTGGCTACCTGAATCGCGCCACCGTTGGCGCCAGTGTGCTCAGCGGTGATCTTGTCGCCGTACTTCTTGGGCGCCATCTTGCTAGCCAGCCACTTGCGGGCATCGACACGCAGGCGGTTGCGCGCAACAGCAGTCGAGTCGAACACCACTTCGGTATGGCCTTCGCCGTCGTCATCGTGCGATCCGTGCTTGCTGGCCAGGATCATCGTGCACTCTTCGTCGGCGATGGACAGGATCTCTTCAGCGAGAAAATCGGCTTGAGCCTCGCGCGCACGCGCGTACTGTGCGCAAAACTCGGCACGCTCTTCATCAGCCAGCCAGCGAATCACCGTCGATACGTCAGGCATTCCAGGCAGTGCGCAGGCCTTTCGCAGACTCATTCCCTCTGCAATGGCAGCACACAACGCGATACCGATAGCCTCAGTGAATGAACTCGGCCTACCTGGCTTTCTGGTGCGCGCAGTCGAGCCGGTCGCCTTCTTCTTGGCTACCGGCTTCTTGACTGGCTTCTTGGGTACGGGCTTGGCGCCCTGATCTTTCTTGGTCATGCCCGGAGTCTTTCCGGGCGGGGGATAGGGTGTCGAACCCTACAGGGGGTACTGTCTATGGCCTATCCAGCGTTTTTTGGCCAGGCGTTGCGCCTGTACTGCCATCTAGATATCACTGAGCTACCATGCTGGGCTTCTAGGGAAACCAGATACAAGGTTCATCATGGAATACATCACATCGGCACTAAACAAGGTCTCGTCATTCTTCGGATCGCTCGACTACTCAATTCTTACGGGACTGATGGACCTGAACGATGCCAGAAACATCATGGCCATCATTGGCGGTGTATTCGTCATCAAGACAGCTATCAGCAAATGGGGGCATGCAGCAGTCTGTAGGGCAAAAATCTCGCACCGGCTCAATCGCGCCACAGGTGTAACCGACATTTCAATCGCAAACCTCAAAGACAAGCCGCTGATCGTTTACCAGATCATCGCAAGATTCGCTAAGTCGAAATCCTTCATCACGCTCAAAGAGTTCAGCCCGCCGCTAGTGGTGGATGGGCTAAAGGCCACCTCGGTAGTCATCGACGATTTTTCTTCCCTCAACTCGTCTCTTGATCCTTTTTCCGACCTATCGGACAGGATGGATATCCTGCTTTTGACGAATGACGCCATCTTCAAAGCAAAACGCGCAAAGGCTCCCGAGCAATTCATTGCCAAAGCAACGCGAGGCCACACAGAAATAACGAAATCGACCAAGAGGCTGAACGGCAAAGTGTATACGGATGATGCGGCATACGCTCTCAGCTATGAACATGAAGGAAAGCTTTGTATCAGTTTCCTGCTCAAGCACGGGTTTATCGTGGATGACTGGCCTTTTCACATCAACGCAATTCCACGAGAGTCCATGCAGAGCAAGGAATCGCTCGAAGAAGCTTTGTCAGCGCTTTCCGAAGAGATCCGCACCCCCATACATGCCCACAAGCTTGGTAGCTGAATCACTAAGCATCCAAAGACAAGAAAGCCCGCACTCGGCGGGCTTTCTCTGCAGCGGTGGATCAGGCGCTCGATCGCGCCCAGTGCAGCACCTGATCGCTCGTGCGGTTGAACACCATGCCGGCACTGGCGATACGCATGTCACTGCGCACTACGAGCCTGTCCGTGCGATCCAGCGAGCGAGGCTGCATCACGTCAGCCAGGTTGTGTTGCGCCACTGCAGCGATGTGCTGGTCGGCGTATGCCTGGACGGCCAGGTGATCGGCCGGTACCGGTGCGGCGAACGCCACACTGCAGGCCAGGTACAGGATGGCGAAAACAGACAGCAGGACTTTCTTCATCTTCGGACGCCTCGACAGGTTGAGGTAGTTGGCAGCCCGAGTGTTTCGCTGGCGTCCCTGCCAGTTCAAACCTTACAGGGGGTCGGCCGGCGTGAAGGTCACATCGAACTCGCCCATCAGCGGCACCGCCTGACCATCAGCCTGGCCATTGCCATAGTGCAGATGCCGGCGCTCGGTGCGCGCTTCTGCACGATCATCACCAGGGAAGTACTTCGCATTCATGTGCATGTGGTTGCAGATGATGCCGGCCATCGAACCAAGGGCAGCAGGATCTGCATCGGGTACCAGGCAACCAGTGCTCAGACTGCCGCCATCGATCTCGACCGAGAACACGGCGATCGGATCATCGCCGTGCTCGAATAATTGAAGAGCGTAGTGGATGACCATAGGCATCATCTTCGCCTGCAGGTTAATGCCGCTTTCTTGAATTGGATTGCTCACAGTGATTGCCTCCAGGGCATGTTCGTGAAATCTGCACGGGCGATTTGCGCCCCTCCCCACCTAAACCTACCGTCACACAAGCGTCACAGACGAAACGTCACATGTGACGCTTAAGTGACGCCCTTCTGCGCCGCCTCCAACTTGCGCTTGCGCCAACGCTCAGTCCGCTTGGCGCCTGGGCTGCGCTGCTTTTCTTGAGCCGCTACAGGTATGCCTTGCAGTTGCTCATGCGTCACACCAGGCGTCACATGTGTGACGCTTCCAAGCGTCACAACTCCATCCAATGTGACGCCCTGTAATGCCCCTCCAGCCGCCTTTCCGATAGTCCTTTCGACCCGATTAAGGCGCCCCTGTATCTCCCCATTGAGCAACGCGGCTTGATGCCCGACTTCGATAGTGGCGGCCTGCATCATTACCCCTGCCTGGATCCTGGCGAGCATGCGATCCTCGGCCGGGGTCAGGATGATCACGTGATCGCCGATCTCCAGATTCACGGTACCGTCAGGGAGTAGCGTCTTGGTCATGGGCCTGGCTGGTGGATGCACCTCGGCCGGCACGAACACGCCGCGCTGCACCCGTATCGCCAGGCCCTCTTCGACCAGGGCACGGATACGATCGTCAATGATCGGCAGCTTCAGTCCAGTAAACGCCTGCAGCGTCTCCCGTGTAACGATCTGCTCTTGTTGATGTAGGTCGCGCAGCGCGTCGAGGACGATCTGCGTCGATGATCCCTTAGCTGTCATTGCTCGCTCTCCCCTGTGTCACGAATCAGCCCCTGCTCTCGCAGGATTCGCCATTGCTCGGCCAGCCAGGCCTGGAACTCGATTGCAGCTAGATAGGAAGGGTCGCTGCGCAGCGCTTCGAGCATGCTCGGCGCCCGCGGTGACACCATGGTCACGTACCACCCGTCACCATTCTCTGGCGTGCTGATGATGGTCACCTTCCCCTCATGCATCGCCGCCGCCCTTCCACTCCAGCGCCCTGGCGTTATCCAGCGCGGCCTTCACGCTGCAGGCGGCATCGTGCTGGTCCACAGTGACGCAGTTGTCCTCGTCCTCGATCTCGTCGCGCATGTAGCCCTGCAGGTACACGCCAGTTGCGTCACGCAGGGTACGGAGGGCTTCGAGTTCGGCGTATAGGCCGGCAGGGATGCGGTTCACCTGGGTCATCTGCGCGGCGCTCCCTTCAATATTTCAAAGACATCAGGGCTCACGATCATGGTCTTCTCAGGCAACATGTCGTTGCGAATGATCGTGATTCCTCCCCACTGGCCCTGGTGAGGCGACGGATGTTTCAGATCGCATCCGCAGCGCTCCGGATGGCTCTGCGGCTCACGGCATTGTTCAGTCATCTCCAATTCTCCACTGGGTCGCGCTCTGCGCTGTTTGCCCACTCGCTGCCGAAGACCTCCATAGGGCCGAAGCACGGCGGCTCGGATTTACTCTTGAAGCCGGCCAGCCAGTAGTAACCACTGTGCTGGGTGGCGCCGCAGTGGTCGCACTGCATCCAGGCGCCGAAACCGGGGGCGCTCTGGCGCCGGTATAGGTGCTTCCTCATGCCTGGCCACCGTGCTTGTTCAGGAACTTCCTGCACTTCGCCTTCACCGTCTCGCCATTGCGCTGGTCGATGGCTTCCTCTCCGTGCATGACCACGTCGCGCAACAGTTGCAGGGCTTCCTGCCATTCGCCCATCGTATTCGGCCCCTGGAGCCTGGCGACCTGATCAGACGCCAACGGCGCTTTGCGCTTTGCCATAACGCGCAGGCAGTTACCGCACGTCACTTGCGAGGCGTTGGTGGTGATCTGGATCTCGTCCCCCTCGCGCGGATTACAGACTGCAGAGCAATCACACTCCTGCGGGCCGCAGCCATGGATGACGTAGTGCAAAGTCTTTTTGCTCACGGCGGGCACGCCTCCTGTTGCTTTTTCAGGTCGCGCAGCAGCGCCCGGTAATGGGCGGTGATCTGCTTGAGTTCGTCGATGGTGTATTTGCGGGGTCGGTGATCGGCTTCGAGCGCTTCAACTGCCAGCAGGCCGATGCGCTCGATCAGGCCGGCACGGAAGCCGTTGCGCACGGACTCACCCTTGCGGGCGTACTTGGCAGAGCCACCGTTGCAGCCTTTGCACTGGAGCCAGATGTTGTTCTCTTCCAGGCGCAGTTCAGGCCTGGCGCCTTTGCTCAGGTAGTGGCCACCGTCCCAGGCGCCACCTGTTTTCCAGCCTTGAGCAGCTTCGACCTCTGCCTGGCTCTTGCCGCAGCTGATGCAGCCGCTACCGATCGACAGTTCATAAACCCGGCGGTACGCCTGCACTGCGCTGGTAGCCTCCTGAACGTAATCGCCATGGCTCTTCAGCTTCTCCCGGCGCTCGCCGATCTCGCGCCGCTCCCGCTGCTCGATGGCAATGCGCGCCTTCTTCTGGTTGGCAGGCTGATCAGCGATCGCCAGGCCGCACTGCCAGCAGCAGACCTTCTGGCCTATCTTGGGCGTGAATTTCACGTCACAGGCGGGGTTGGCGCACTTGCGCTGGCGTGGCTTGCGCTCGGCAATGCCGCTGGCCTTGGCCTTCAGTGGCGTCTTGCGCTTGAGCTCAGTCCTTTTCATTGGCGCCCCCGCCGTAAATGCGCGAGGAAGTCGGTGGCCAGGTAGATCCAGTAGAACGGCCATAGAAAAGTGCGCCGACCAAGCGCAGTCACATCGTGGACAGACAGCAGCGTCACAACGAAACCGCCGAGATAGATCAGGACGATCGCTGTGATGATCTCTTCATTCACTGCTCACGCTCCCCAGGCATCAAGTCGCTCAGACTCTCAATCCCTTCTTCGGTCATGTCTGGCCAGTACTTCTCGATCAGGTGCTGGCAGATGCCGCGCCAGAACTCTTTGAAGCGCTCTTCGGTCATGTAGTCGAATGCGATCGACTCCGGTACCAGGCGCGTCACCCGGCCCAGGTCGGGAATGTCGAACGCCTCATAGGTGCAGCACACGCCGGCATCGAGCTGCAGTTTCTTGATGGTGGTGTGGGCGTCGAGGCCTTGGAACTTGTCGATCTGCTCAGCGACCACCCGACCGAGGCCGTGAACTAGCTTGTGAAACTTGTAATTACGCGGCTGTTTGATCTCGCAGCGCACCTGATCGTTGATGCGATACTCGCGCTCTTTGCACAGGTATCGGTCGATGCTGCCGTAGGCCACCAGGGCCTTTAGCACCTCACCGGTTTCCTGATCGACTACAGCACGCCAGCGCATATAGATCGGACGCTGGGCACGCGCCTGGCGCTTCTTCTTGGCCTCTGGCGTCTCAGCCTTTGGTGTTGTGGCTGTCGCTGCCTTACCCATGGCGCACCCCCTGCTGATCTGTGTTCAGGGCCTGCTGATCCCAGCCATAGGCACGGTTGAAGCACAGGGCGCACATGCGTATGTACTGGGCGCCAACGGCGCTCACCGGCTCGACCTGGCCGCGAATGTCATAGAAGCGATCGCCGATCTTGGTGATGACGTGATCGCTGTCATACCAGGGCTCAGCATCAGGAAACGCCTGCTTGAGCAGCAGATAAACCCGGAAACAGCCTCCATTCAGGCCGTACCGGGCCATATCCGGGTGCACGTCGCGCAGGGCAGCGAGGAAGGCGATCACTTCAGACATTGACGTTGCCCTCCCCAGCTATCGACCGGCCAACCTCCGGCATCTCCATCCAGCCGCGCAGCATGCTCACAGGCTCGTAGGTGTGGGTGATCGCCGTGTCATTCAGTTGGCCGTCGTACAGACCAATCTCCAGTTCAGTAACGCAGAACTGGCCAGATGGTTCATTCCAGATTGCGATGCACGCCCAGGGCAGCCCGGTGTCGGCGATAAACAATCTGTCCATAGGCGCAGTGCTTGCCGGCATCCATGCCGGGGTAGCGCTCGACTGCACCTGGGCGCGCCGAGCATCATCCAACAGCGAAAGGATCTCCTGCGGCTCAGTCAGGCGCTCGTACTCTTCCCGCTGCGCAGGGAAAAGCGCGGCCTGCTCTTCGGTGAAGTCTTCGCCGTGCGCATCGCGGAGCATCACCACCGCCAGTTCGCGCAGGCGCTTTTGCTGTTCGGCGTTCACTGGGCCACCTCCTGCACCAGGGCGATGATGCTTTCCACACCCTTGGCAAAGCTGGCCGGCTTGCACTGCATGCACTGGCGCAGACGGTCGACCAATTGCGAGCGGCCACCCTGCAGCTCGAGCAATAGGCGACCATCGCGGACGATATCGATCGCGTGCTTGCGGCCTTCCAGCCAGCCGACGCGGTCGAAGTGGCCTTTCTGGGGGATTGGCAGATGGGCGAGCATGTTCACTTGGCACCAGCCTTGCCGATCTCAGCAGCAGCGCGCAGAACGGCAAGCCGGCAAGCAGCCATCTTGTCAGTTGGGGTTTTGTCGCAGGACAAAGTCTCTTCTGGCTTTTCCTCTCGAGAATCGATGTATGGCTCTATCGCTGACCAGCAATATCCGTGCAGCTTCGAAAACCTGAATCCACGATTCTCCCATTCCAGCCTTTTTGGGGTAGCCACAACGAAGAAATGACCAAAGGTCTCTGCCCCGACGACCAACTCAGCAGGTGCACCAAAGCTGATATCAATATCTAGATCCGCTGCCAGCCTCAGAGAATCCCCATCATCAAACTTGGGATTCCAATGACGTAAGAACTCACCATCCTTGTAAAGGCTAATAGCCCCTGAGTCGTCGATGAAAAGATCGCAACCCAGAGCCTTTGCTGCGAAATACAGCATTTCAGCATCACCCATCACCGCACACCTCCCCGGCCAATCACGGCCAAACGCCCGTCGGCCACCAGCACACGGCGTTGGCCACGGATCAGAATCAGTTGGTCACCCTCACGGGCCATGTCGTAGCCACGGGAGAGCAGGAAATCGACGGAACCACGCAGGTCGCCCTGCATGCGGCGTTCAAGATTCATGAGTTACACCTCGCTTGGCCTTGCTCAGGCGCTTCGATTCGCTGATCAGCTCCCCGACCGATTTGCCTGCCCGGGTGATGGCCAGTCGGCCACCAGCACCGTTCGCCAGCACAGCCAGGCACGCGCTGCGATTGCCAATCAGCAGCGGATCTGGCGCCTTGAAACGCCCGCCGCTCTCGGCCTCGGATATCCCGATCATGTGTTTCGGGTAGTCGTCGCCCACCCCGCCAGCGATCACGAAAGCCCGGTACCGCCGCGCAAACTCCAGGCCCTGGAACTTGTAATCTTCCTCAGACTTGGCGGTGCAGAGCTTCACCCAGCCACCCATGTCATCCAGCACGCGATGCACAATCGGGTCATCGAACACCACGGACTGATACGGCCCCACGCGACGCACAGCCTTGTCGACCCGACTCCAGGCCAGCATCCCCTGGTCCTGGCTGGTACCGTCGATCAGCCGCACCACGTCGGCCGGCTTCGGCGCAAACTGGCCGCTATCCGGGTTCTGCACATGGGCGTTCAGGCCGCGGCGCACCGACTCAACGTCGTAGCCCACCAGGGCATCGAAAAACACATCGACGAAACCGGTAGTGATCTGCTTGCCGTATACGCTCATGACCTTGGCGAGCATCGCGGCCAGCGCTACCTTGTCTTCAGCTTTCACGGACGTAGTCCCCTTCGATTACCGGGTCGTCTTCTCGCAGGAAATCCCGCACACCACTGCCGCCTTGCTGCCGCTGCAGCTGACGAACCACCTCGTTGTTCGCGTCCTCGATCTGCTGCTGGCGGTTTACTGCCCCAACCTGGCGCGGCTGTCTCTGCGCGATACGAGCCTGCGAAGTCCGCATCCAGCGCTGCCAGGTGGCCTTCCAATCCGCCATCGGTTTACCGTTGCCCTTCCAGTAGTCGAGGAACTGCTCCAGCTCCCAATCCAGATTCACGTCGGGCGCCTTCTCCTTCGCCCAATCCAGCATTTCGGTTGTCACCAAGAACGGCAGCGGCAGCGGCTTCTTCGGCTTGGCGCGTGCGCCTTCCGGTTTCGCCTTCGCTGCTGGCTTCCTCGCCGGCCGTCCCTGTGACTGGTCACCAAGGGGGGCTAAAGGGGGTTCTATTCCCTGTCCCTCTCTATTCCCTGTCCCTCTCCCTGTCTTAGCCGTGTCAGGTGCGTGACCTGTCACCGTGACAGGTCCGTGACTTGTCACGGGTGACTCAGGCAGTTCCAGCGCCGCGAATGCCTCGCGCAGCGCCTTGGTCGTCGTGTTGAAAGGCAGCACCTGGCCGGCCTCGCGCAGAGCTGCGAATATCCGTGCCCGGTCTTGCCGCTCCTTTTCCTTGCGCTTGTTCTCGCTCTCCTTCGCCGCCCGGTGCTCGACTCGCTGCGCCCAGGCGTCGATCGCTTTCTCAGCAACAACCGGGTGATACAGCCGCCCGTCTGCGCACTTCACGAACCCTCGCAGCGCGCCATCGCGCACCTTTTTCCAACTCTTCAGATCACGGCCGAACCCCGCATAAGCAGCCAGGGCCTGTTCGGCATCCGGCAAAGAGCCGGCCGGTACCTGATTCCAACTCGCGCACCACAGCAGGACCGCGGCGCGGAACTCGTCACCGCTCGCCTCGATCGCCAGGTCGCTGTCACGCAGCCGGTTCACATCCAGCGGCATGAACGGCAGCCCGCGCAGATCAACATCAGCAGGCACCAGCGGCGCCGGCAGATCAGTGGCTGTCATCAGCACCCTCGGCAGCCAGGTAGTCGGTGACGATCTGCACTGTCGCCTGCTCAGGCGTCAGGCCCTTGCTGCGTGCGTAGTGCTCAAGCCGGGTCCGCTGTGTCGCCGACATTTCGGCGATATAGCGGCCGATCTCGTCATCGACCTGTTTCGGTGTTGGTGTTGTCATGCCCATAAGGGCCTCCCGAGGGCCTTCAGGCCGCTGCACTGGTTGCTTTACGCTCTTCCTCGTCGAGCCAACGCTCGACGATTTCCCGCACCAGCACCGCGCGGCGTTTCCGCTGCTTACGGCACTGGTCCTCGATGCGATCGAGGGTTTCATCATCGAAACGCGCCTTGATTTCGTTGTGCTTCACAAAGTCGGAGTAACTGCCCATGACGCTCCCCTACAGAGCCAAATCAGAAAATCAGGCAACGATGGCCAGCTCAGGCCAAATGCGCTGCCAATCATCGGGACGCAGGGTTTTTCGTGTTACGGACGCAGAGGTTTCCAACTCGAGCGCGGCAGCAACTTCGGCGGATGCCGTCTTGTTGCCGTAAGCGATCTGCCGGAGGTAGCCACGGGTGGTGCCAGTCCGCTCGATCTGCTCGTCGGTGGCACTTTTCAGCCAGTTCAGCAGTTCACAGTTCTTGGTTCGCATTGCAGGGTCTCCTATGCAATGCGGCGAGTATTACCCAAGGGTAAACGTATTTTCAATACCTACAGGTCATTTACCTGCAAGTAACAATCACAGAAGATGGCTTCATGGATCTTTACGAAATACGCCGGCGAAACCTTCGCCTACTGATGGATCGCGAATTTGGTGTTGGGGCTCGGGGCGCTCAGACCCGCATGGCCGATCGCCTGAACAAATCGCAGAACTACATATCCCGCTGCCTGGCGGACGGCGACAAAGCAGGCTCGAAGAACATCGGCGAGGATTTTGCGAGAGCTATCGAACTTGAGTTCGATCTACCGATTTATGCGATGGACACCCTCGCTACTCTGGATGGCCAGGTAACCACTGCCGGCCCTAATCCAAGCGTTCGCCCTGACGTGGTGGCCATTCTCGAAATGGCACCATGGGATAGCTCTACGCCTTTAGACGACGATGAAGTGGAGTTGCCTTTGTACAAGGAAGTCGAGCTGGCAGCCGGTGGTGGACGCACGGCTGTGCATGAGGTCAAAGGGCGCAAGCTCCGCTTCTCCTACGCAACCCTGCGTGCGGCCGGTGTAGATCCTGCTGCAGCTATCTGTGCACAGATCACCGGCAACAGCATGGAGCCGATGATTTTCGATGGCTCCACCATTGGCATTGATACCGCTACCCAGAGCGTTCTTGATGGTGAAGTCTATGCCCTTGAGCACGACGGCATGCTGAGGGTGAAGCTACTGTATCGCCTTCCTGGCGGAGGCCTGCGAGTCAGGAGCTACAACCGTGACGAGTATCCAGATGAAGAGTATTCGGCCGACGATATCGAAAAGCTGAACATCAGGGTCATCGGCTGGGTTTTCTGGTGGTCTACGGTTCGCCATAAGCGCGGACTGCACCTGGCACGCTGAGCCGGATGAACAGATGGCTGCGCTTTTTCGACGCGCTATCCCGCGGTGATCGCAGATCCGTTAGGCTTTTAGTGGCCTGGATTGCCGTAGTCCTCCTGATGGCTCTATCTCTGAGCCTGATACCAAACTCCTAATTTCACACTGCACACTGGGCGACCTAGTCGCCCAGGGAACAGTCACGCCTAAAATAATTACCCACGGGTATTGACTGATAAATTTACCCTCGGGTAATGTTCGCCCCATGAGCAGGTAATGATTACCTGTAAAGAGAGTGAGGCGAGCCATGTATCTGCATCCCGAAAAGATCAACAGCGCACAGCCGCTGCCGTATCCGGGCCTTCCGGAGCGTGAAGAACTGCGCAAGCGGACTCTTGATGTGATGCGCCGCGTCGTGCTGAACGATCTGCAACAGGGCGTGCCGGCGCTGATCGAGTCTTTCGCCCAGTTCTGCGCCGATCGCCTCGACAACGACACTCGCTATTTGCTGTGCATTTCCAGCGTCACTCAGGCGAAAGACGCCCTGGCCATGACCAACAAATGGCTGGCTGAACACGTCGACAAATGCCGCCCGCTCTTCGTTGAAGAAGAGATCGAGCGCCGCATTCTGGCCGAGAAGTTCGCCGCCCTGGAGCTGCCGCAATGATCCGCGCCAACAACTGGCTCCGGAACCTCGATCCGCGCGATCCCGAATACCTCGACCCGCTCACTGATGAAGAGCAGGTCGAGCAAGAGGACGACGAAGCCTGGCAGGCAGAGTGCCGCGAGCAGGATGCAGAGGTGGCGTATGTCTAAGGCAGCCCACTACCGCGCCCCCGCTACTGGTCAGTTCATTTCTGAGAAGACCGCGAAGCACCTCGACCTGATGTTCATGGCTGAGGACTTCAAGCGCTGGGCTCTCCAAGCATCCGCAGCCGGCCGTAAGGACGAAGCGCGCGATATGGCTCGTCGCCACAACGAACTGAAGCGTGATGCTCAGGCAGCACTTCGTGATGTCGAGGTGGCTCATGTCTGACTGGAGCAAAGCCAAGGCCCGCGAAGTGATCGACCGCCAGATCACCCTGAACAGCATTTCTCTGGCTCCTGATGCCGAGCACTGCGAGGGAATGATCCAGATGGCCTACGCCCTCGGACTGCTGACCGATCAGGAACTGCAAAGCCTGACTGACCAGATCAACAGCACCGTGACCGCGCGCCGCAAACAACTGCGCACCAACCAGAACGCAGCCCTGCTGGGCCTGGCGGTGACCCATGGCTAACCCATTCACAGGCCGCTGCTTTGCCGAGGCATTCGCCCGCGCCACTGCGGCCGGCGTGACCGATATCCGCCAGATCAAGCGAACCGTCCGCCGCCGCGGCACTTGGTTCATCACCTGCGAGGTGCCGGCATGAGCCGTTTCACGAAAGACACCCTGCGCGCTGCCGCCGTGTGGCTCGCCATCTGGGGCGCCTGCATGGCAGCAGCCCTGATCAAGTACGGAGTACCGCCCGCATGACAACAACAGCCACAGCCCCCGACAGCCTGATCCGCATGCCGGAGGTGCTGAAACGAACCGGCCTTTCCCGCGCATCGGTGTATCGGCTGATGGACGCCGGCGACTTTCCGGCCAAGCGGAAGCTGATGGGCACCGGGCGCAGCTCTCCCATCTGCTTCTCGGCCAACGAAGTACAGGCCTGGATCAACAAGCGCATGAACCCCGCCAACGACGGCGAAGAACAGTAGGACGGCAACCATGGCAACTCAGGACAAAGTCGCGCCGAAGATGGCGTTGTGGGAATCGGTGAAAACCACCGACAAGGCGTTCACCAAAACTCAGAAGCTGGAAGGCCGCGACGTTACCAGCATCAACGGCATGTATGTCGTTCAGCGCGCCACCGAGACTTTCGGCCCGATCGGCAAGGGCTGGGGCTACGAGATCCTTGCGGATCGCTTCGACCAGGGCGCCCCGATCAGGGACAAGAAGACTGGCGAAGTGATCGCCCATGAGCAGATGCACACCATCCTGCTGAAGCTCTGGTACGTGCATGGCGGCAAGCGGAACAACGTCACTCAGTACGGGCACACCCCTTTCGTTCGTGAAGGCTCATGGGGGCCATACACCGACTTCGATGCCCCTAAGAAGAGCCTCACCGATGCCATCAAAAAGTGCCTGAGCCTGCTCGGCTTCTGCGCTGACGTGCACCTCGGCATGTTCGAGGACGAGATCTACCTGCAAGGACTCGAGCTGAAGAAGCGCCTGGAAGAAGCTGGCGAAAGCGGCAAACAGGAAGTCATGGACGAAGCCAAGGCAGCGTTCCGCGCATGGGTTGACACCCAGATCGAAGTTCTCGCCTCCACCAACAACCAGCGCGCGCTGGAAGCCATGCGCAAAAACATCTGCGAGAAGGCTCGCGAGAAAGCAAAGGTCGTGAACTACGACCCCGCCGACGTAGAGCGCCGCATCAACGAGGCCGCCGACGAGCGCCTGCAGTACCTCAACGACAAATACCCGACCGGTAAGTAACCCCGTCCATCACGGAGAAGCAGACATGACCATCATGAACCACGTGAACATCGAAACCGGCACCGTGAACATTGCCGTTTTCAACCAAACCGACGCTGCCCTGGCTGCGTTGCGCGAGAAGTATCAGGTCGTGCCTGATGCCAACACCGATGACGGCTATGCCTTCGTCAAGGACGGCATCAAGGAACTGACCACCCTTCGCACCCGCCTCGAGGCAGTGCGCAAAGAGGTGAAGGAACCTTACTTGCAGGCCGGCCGAATCATCGACGCCGAAGCCAAGCGCATCACCACCGAGCTCACCACCCTGGAAGAGCCCATGAAGGCGGCCAAGAAAGTGGTAGACGACCGTGTCGAGCGCGAGCGCCAGGAGCGTATCGCCCGCCTGCAAGAGAAGGTCGACGCCATCAAGGCAATGCCTGGCCAGGTTCGTGGCAAGAGCAGCGAAGAAATCGAAGCCATGATTGATCGCGTCGGTGAGATCGACGTCATGCATGACTTCTTCGACCTCACCAGGGAAGCCGTAGCAGCCAAAGACGCAGCGATGAACGAGCTGACCCAGATGCTGGGCGAGCGCTTGGAGTTCGAGGTCAACGAGAAGGCACGCCTGCAGGCTGAAGCCGAGCGCGCCGAACTGCAACGCCAACTCAAGGCACAGCAGGAAGAGAACGATCGCATCCTGCGCGAGCAGCAAGCCGAAATGCAGCGCCAGCAGGACGAGATCAAGCGTCAGCAGCAGGAAATGCAGCGTCAGCAGGACGAAATGCGCCAGCAACGTGAAGCTCTGGACCGTGCCCAGGCCGCCCTGCAACAGCCTGCACCTGCCGCCGAAGTCGCCCAGGTCGAAGCGCCAGCCGAAGTGGTCGCAGCCAAACCGGCACCGGCAACCAGCAAGGCCAAGCCCGACAACCGCCAGTGGCATGCAGTGGTTACCGACAAGTCCGCACTGATCGCCGCGATCGCCGCAGGCTTCGGCACCGAGGATCTGCTGATCGTCGACCAGGCCGCTCTCGACAGCCTGGCCAACGACAAGCGCAACAGCCTGGAACTGCCGGGCGTTGTCGCCCAGCCGGTACCGGCCACCCACGCCGCCTAACCCAATCCCTGAATAACCGACCGCGCCGGCCCATCCGGCGTGGGTTGGGGTTCCTACACCCTGGAGTCACTGAAATGTCCAATTTGATCAACGTATTCGACTTCGAAACCACTGGCATTCCGGACTGGAAACAGCCCAGCGAAGCCGGCCACCAGCCTCATATCGTCGAGGTCGCCGCCCTGCTTTGCGACGCCGAAGGCAACATCAAAGACCGCTACCAGGCGATCGTCCGCCCGAACGGCTGGGTCATCCCTGAAGAGTCGATCAAGCAGCACGGCATCACCATGGAACGGGCCATGGACGAGGGTATTCCCGAGGTCGAAGCCCTCGAAGGCTTCCTGGCAATCCACTCCCTGGCCAGTATCCGTGTCGCCCACAACGCCACCTTCGACGACCGTATCGCCCGTATCGCGATCGCCCGTTACCACGGCAAAGACCTTGCCGACAGCTTCAAGGAAACCACCGAGAAGTTCTGCACCTGCAATAGCTCGCGCGGCCCGGTAGGCCTGGGCAAGTTGCCAACCCTGGCCGAGGCCTACAAGCACTTCACTGGCGAAGACCTGGTGGAAGCCCACCGCGCCATGCCCGACGCCCTTGCCTGCGCACAAATTTACTTCGCCTTGAAAGGCATCCGCATGCCGGATGCCGCGTAACGGCCCGGATGGGCAGGGCACGGCAAGGCTAGGCACGGCCGGGCGCGGCAAGGGCTACTCGATAGCGGTCTGGCGATTCACTGAGTCGCCTTTCCGGTGCCGAGAGGCATCACACGGCGGGACGTGCTCAGGCACGGCGAGCCGGGGCGAGGCGCGACCAGGCAAGGGCTGTAACCAGCGGTCTGCCGATTCTTCGAGTCGGCTTTCCGGTGGCATCAACCACTAGCGGCATCGCATGTCCGGGCAAGGCGAGGCACCGCGGGGCGCCGCGCGGAATGGCGAGGCAAGGGCGCATAGCGCACACATTCATTGGAGAAGTCAGATGCAAACGATCAAGGTAAAAATCATCGGCACCCGTCCTCTGCTCATGCACAGCGACATTTTCGCCGATCCGCTGAACCCGCTGACCAAGGCGCACAAGGCGCTGACCAGCAAGCGGAAGAAAACCGACGAAGATCATGAAGCGATCGCCCAGTCCGAATGGCGCGGTGGCATGTACTTCGATGAAGAGCTCGGCCCGTATGTCCCTGGCGTGAACATCGAATCAGCGATGGTCGCCGGCGGCAAGCTCTCCAAGATGGGTACCCAACTCAAGCGCTCCGTCGAGGTCATGGACGAGCGCTGCAAGCTTGAATACACCGGCCCTCGCACCGTTTCCGGTTTGTGGGAACAGCGTTTCTACGACGCACGCAGCGTGAAGGTGCAGACCGCACGCCTCACCCGCTACCGCCCTCTTTTCCGCGAATGGTCGCTGACCTGCGAGATTGCTTTCGACTCCGAGACGATCAACCGCGAGCAGGTCGTCAAGTGCCTCGAAGACGCCGGCCAATACTGCGGCATCGGCGACTATCGCCCGAAGTTCGGCCGCTTCTCGGTGGAGGTGCAGGCATGAGCTCAACCACTTGGAGCCTGGCCGGCGCCGTCGAGAAGTTCATCGCTAACAACTTCAACGATGGCGACCTGATCAGCCATGACTGGCTGTCCTGGGCGCTCGAACTTCCGACCCCGAAAACGGTTGATCAGGCGCGAGAAGCTCAGTTCGTCGCCATGAGCCGTATCGAGGACTTCAAGCAAGCGCTGCTCGAAGACCACTGCATCTACATCGTGTCCGTCCGTGGCCAGGGTTACCGCATCGTGCCGCCACGCGACCAGGCGCGCCTGGCAGCAGCTCGCGCCCTTCAGGCAACCCGTCGCGAAGTGGCGACCTGCCAGAAGGTCATGACCAAGACGCGCACAACACTGCTCAGCACAGACGAAATGCGCCGCCACACCGACACCCAACTCAAGATCGCCGCCTTGTCCGGGATGCTCGACAAGAGCGGTCGCAACATCTTCGCCCTCTTCGACGGCAACAAGTCCTCTAACCAGGGAGCGTGATCATGCACCACGAAACAACACTCAACCTGCCGTCCCCTTCCTCGAAGGAAGCCGAGCGCCAGTGGCTGGCCGACAAGTTGGCCGAGTTTCAGGCCCGGGGCGCGCAGGCAATTGAAGCACCGATCGAGAAGCGCCCACTGGTCAGCGGCCAGTGGCGCTCTTCCGACATGACGATCATCACCGAGGGGCGCCGCCATGAGCAGGCCGCAAAGGCCCACCGCAAGGCGGGCGGCCGCCCCATCGGCGCCGTAGTCGTCGACAGCCCTGCCCTGGTCGAGCGCGCCCGCGCCATGGCTGGCCTGGGCCTCTCCAAGTATGCCGCCTCCCGCGCACTTGAGATCGGCACCGTGCGCCTTGAGCGCATGGCCAAGAAGCACGGTTTCCAGTTCGCCACCAAATCCCCTAAAGCCGCCTGAGGACACAGCCATGTGGTTCCGTAACCTGCTGATTTACCGCCTCACACAAGCCATCGAACTTGCCGCCGAAGCGCTGGAAGTCGCCCTGGCCAGCAAGCCCGCCCGCACCTGCGAAAGCCAGGAAATGACCACCTACGGTTTCGCCGCACCGTTCGGCAAGGGCGACAACGCGCCCCTGGTGCACGCCGTCGAAGGCATGCTGCTGATCAGCACCCGCAAGCAAGAACGCATTCTGCCCGGCTCCGTAGTGCGTGACGCACTGAAGGAGAAGGTCGACGAGATCGAAGACACCCAGATGCGCAAGGTCTTCAAGAAGGAGCGCGACCAGCTCAAGGACGAGATCGTGCAGGCCTTCCTGCCGCGCGCCTTCATCCGCAAGTCCAGCACCTACGCAGCAATCGACCCGGCAGCGGGCCTGATCTACGTCGACGCCAGTTCGCCGAAGCGCGCCGAGGATCTGCTGTCGACCCTGCGCGAATGCCTTGGCTCCCTGCCTATCCGCCCGGTGTCCGTGAAGATCGCCCCCACCGCCACCCTGACCGATTGGCTCAAGCAGCAGAAGGCGGCCGAAGGCTTCGCCGTGCTCGACGAATGCGACCTACGCGACACCCACGCCGAAGGCGGCAGCATCGCGGCCAAGCATCAGGATCTGACCAGCGAAGAGATCCAGTTGCACCTGTCCACCGGCAAACAGGCCACCAAGCTCTCCCTGGCCTGGCAGGACAAGCTGTCGTTTGTCCTCGACGACAAGCTGCAGATCAAGCGCCTGCGCTTCGAAGACCTGCTGACCGACCAGGCCGCGCAGGACGGCGGCGACGACGCCCAGTCCCAACAGTCCGCCAGCTTCTTCCTGATGATGCGCACCTTCCGCGACTTCGTTCCCGAACTGCTCACCGCCCTGGGCGGCGAAGAAGTGCCCACCGGTATCTGACCAGCCAGCAGCGAACAGGAAAATCATCATGCCTATCCGTCACAGCATCATCCATCTGATCGATAAGAAGCCCGATGGCAGCCCTTCCGTGCTGCATGCCGTCGCCCACGCACTGCCTGACTCGCAGGCACGCGACAACCTGCTGACCGATCTGAACGAGACCTACAACGCCAAGCCAGGCAAGGCCTGGGGCCTGTTCCATGAGGAATCTGGCGCCTATCCGCTCAGCGGCTGGCTGCGCGATTACCTCGATGGCAAGCAGGACTTCGTCGCCTTCAGCCGTGTGGCCGTCGAGCACCTGCAGAAGCTGATGGAGGAATCCAACCTTACCGTTGGCGGTCACGCCATGTTCACCCACTACCAGCAAGGCATGACCGAATACCTGGCCATTGCCCTGCTGCACCACAGCGAAGGCGTGACGATCACCGAAGACCTCGAAGTTGTGCCGGCCAAGCACCTCGACCTGACCCAACTGCACCTGGCCGCGCGCATCAACCTGAGCGAATGGCGCAACAACCCGAACTCGCGCCAGTACATTTCGTTCATCAAGGGCAAGGGCGGTCGCCGCGTCTGTGACTACTTCCGCGACTTCATCGGCTGCCAGGAAGGCATCGACGCCCCCGGCGAAACCCGCACCCTACTCAAGGCGTTCAGCGACTTTATCGAGAGCGAAGATCTGCCGGAAGAGTCCACCCGCGAGAAAACCAACACCCTGGTGGGCTACGCCACCAGCCAGGCCAAGTTGGGCGAGCCTATCAGCCTGGAAGAACTGGCCGCACTGATCGACGAGGAACGCCCAGCCGCGTTCTATGAGTTCATCCGCAACAAGGACTATGGCCTGTCGCCTGAAATCCCTGCGGATAAACGCACCCTAAATCAGTTCCGCCGCTTCACCGCGCGCACCGAAGGCCTATCGCTCAGCTTCGAGGCACACCTGCTGGGCAACAAGGTCGAGTTTGACCAGGCGCGTAACCAACTGGTGATCCGCAACCTGCCGACCCAACTGGTCGACCAGCTCAAGCGCGCAGGTGCTTCCTCATGAGCCTGACCAGCAAAGCCAAGACCTTCCACGTCTGCGTTGCCGTCAGCTACGTGATCGCCCGGGCGCGCCGACCGCGCGCCCTGGATGACCTGCTGAGCGAGCGCGGTACCGGCCGCCCGATTCCTGGCGAAGAGGTGCTGGCCATCGCCCGTGACTGCGCAGAACGCGGGTTCACCATGATCCCGAGCTGCGACCACCACGGTGATAACGGCGGCTGCCTTGGCCATCCGGTGGAGGCCTCGGTATGACGGTCTGCTACGAGAAGTTCCTGCAGCAGAAGGTGCGCCTGGCTGAGCCGCAAGGCTTCGAGGTCGACCAGTCTGCCTTCCATGAACTGCTCAAGCCCCACCAGCGCGCCATTGCAGCATGGATGGTTCGCCAGGGACGCGCGGCGTGCTTCGCCGCGTTCGGCCTGGGCAAGTCGATGATCCAACTGGAAGTGGTGCGCGTCACCCGCCAGCTGGCCGGCGGCTATGCGCTGATCACCCTCCCGCTCGGTGTGCGCCAGGAGTTCGTCCGCGACGCCGCCAAGCTGGGTATCTCGGTGAAGTTCATCCGCCGCTTCGAAGAGGTGGAGGACGAGCAGACCATCTACCTGACCAACTACGAAACAGTCCGCGACGGCAAGCTAGATCCTCGCTTGTTCAGCGTGGCCAGCCTCGACGAGGCAAGTTGCCTGCGCGGGTTCGGCGGGTCGAAGACCTTCCGAGAGTTCATGGCGCTGTTCGCCGGCGACGATCGCGCCAACGGCGTCCGCACTGAGGGTGTCCGGTATCGGTACGTGGCCACGGCCACACCGAGCCCGAACGAATATATCGAAATGCTCGCCTACTCGGCCTTCCTGGGCGTGATGGACGTTGGCCAGGCCAAGACCCGGTTCTTCAAGCGCAACAGCGAGCACGCCGACCAACTCACCATCCATGCCCACAAGGAAGCCGAGTTCTGGATGTGGGTCGCGTCCTGGGGGATTTTCGTCCAGCGCCCGAGCGATCTGGGTTTCAGTGACGAAGGCTACGACCTGCCAGAACTCGACATTCGTTGGCATGAGGTGCCATCCGACCATTCCAACGCCGGCCATGAACGCAATGGCCAGGGCCGCCTGCTGCGTAACACCGCCATCGGCGTGCAGGACGCCGCTGCCGAGAAGCGCGAAAGCCTGACCGCCCGTGTCGCCAAGATGATGGAACTGCGCGCCGAGGATCCAGACGCCCACCGGATCATCTGGCACGACCTCGAGGCCGAGCGCCACGCGATCGAGAAAGCCATTCCCTCTGTCGTCAGCGTGTACGGCTCGCAGGATATCAACGAGCGCGAGAACGCGATCATCGACTTCAGCGACGGCAAGTTTCCTGAACTGGCCGCAAAGCCCGTCATCGCCGGCAGCGGCTGCAACTTCCAGCGCCATTGCTCCTGGGCCATCTACCTGGGCATCGGCTTCAAGTTCAACGACTTCATCCAATCCATTCACCGTCTGCACCGCTTCCTGCAGGCCGGTCGCGTGCGCATCGACCTGATCTACACCGAGGCCGAGCGCGACATCCGCCGCCAGTTGGAAAGGAAGTGGAAACAGCACAACACCATGGTTCAGCGCATGACCGAGATCATCAAGAAATACGGCCTGTCCGTGGCCGCCATGGCTCAGCAGCTCACCCGCGCCATGGGCGTCGAGCGCGTCGAGATCAAGGGCAAGGACTACACCGTCGTCAACAACGACACCGTCCTCGAAACCCGTCGCATGGAGAGCAACAGCGTCGGCCTGATCATCACCAGCATCCCGTTCAGCACGCAGTACGAGTACTCGCCGAACTACGCCGACTTCGGCCACACCGACAGCAACGAGCACTTCTTCCAGCAGATGGACTACCTGATCCCCGAACTGCTGCGGGTGACCATCCCCGGGCGCCTGGCCTGCATCCACGTCAAGGATCGCATCGTGCCCGGCGGCCTAACCGGCCTGGGCTTCCAGACCGTCTACCGCTTCCACTCCAAGGTCTGCGACCACTTCGAGGCGCACGGCTGGGCCTACATGGGCATGAAGACCATCACCACCGACGTGGTACGCGAGAACGCCCAGACCTACCGCCTCAGCTGGACCGAGCAATGCAAGGACGGCACCAAGATGGGCGTCGGCATGCCCGAGTACCTGCTGATCTTCCGCAAGCCGCCGACCGACAACAGCAATGCCTACGGCGACGTGCCCGTGGTGAAGGCAAAGCCCCTGTGCATCGACGAAGAAGGCAACATCGTGCCATTCGCCATGGACAAGAAGCTGACCGTCACACGCGGCAACGGCTACAGCCGCGCCCGCTGGCAGCTCGACGCCCACGGCTTCACCCGCAGCAACGGCAACCGCCCGCTGACCGAGGCCGACTTCGAAGGCATCCCGCACGACGTGATGTTCAAGCTCTACCGCGACTACAGCCTGTCCAGCGTCTACGACTTCGAGCACCACGTCACCATCGGCGAGGCCCTGGAGGTCTCCGGCAAGCTGCCCACCGGCTTCATGCTCCTGCCACCACAGAGCGTGCACCCCGACGTCTGGTCGGATATCTCCCGCATGCGCACGCTCAACGCCGAGCAGTACAGCAAGGGCCAGGAAATGCACCTGTGCCCCCTGCAGTTCGACATCGTCGACCGCGCCATCGTCCAGTACTCCATGGAAGGCGACCTGGTATTCGACCCGTTCGGCGGCCTGATGACCGTCCCCTACTGCGCCATCAAGCTCAAGCGCAAAGCCCGCGCCCACGAACTGAACCCCCGCTATTTCGTCGACGGCGCCGCCTACTGCAAGGACGCCGAGGACGGCATGAACGCCCCCGACCTCTTCGCCCTGCTCGATGCCGAGCAGCAGGAAGGTGCGGAATGAATATCGGCGAAATGATCGCAGCCATTCTTGGCCCTGGCATTCACGTCCTGAGCTTTTCCGGTGGACGCAGCTCGGCATACCTCACCTGGCTGATGGAGCAAGCCAGAAAAGCGGGCTCGTCCGTGTACTTCGTGTTCATGGACACCGGGGCAGAACACCCCATGACCTACCAATTCATTCGCGACGTAGTAGCCCACTGGGGCATACCCCTTGTGTGTATCCGAGTGAAGTACGACGAGCGCCTAGGGAACGGCAACACCTATGAAATCGTGCCTCTGGACAAGATCGGCCCCGACCTCGCGCCATGGCTTGGCATGGTGAAAAAGTACGGGTGCCCTCAAGTATCAAGGCCCTACTGCACATCCCGCATGAAGACCGAGCCGCATGACAAGTACTGCGATGAAGCCTTTGGGAAAGGGAATTACACCACCTGGCTAGGCATTCGTGCTGACGAACCCGATCGCCTTGGCCATAGGGATGGCGTTCGGTACCTGGCCGAACTTTCCGACTTCGATAAGCAAGACGTTATCGACTGGTTCAGGACTCAGCCTTTCGACCTGGGCATACCAGAGCACCTGGGTAACTGCGTTTTCTGCATCAAGAAAGGACTGAACAAAGTCGCTCTCGCCGCGATGGACGAGCCGGAACTTGCTGCTGAGTTCATCGCCATGGCCGAAGGCCCCCATGTGCGCATTGAAGGCCGCAAGCATGCCCACAAGCGCATGTACCGCAAGAACAACCACCTAAGCGACGTGATCGCCATGTATGCCGAACACGACCGCGACCAACTCTACAGCCGCACCAAAGGAGGCCGCCAATACGAATCCGGCTCTTGCTCGGAGTCGTGCGAAGTCTTTCCCACCGATGCCGCCGCAATCATCCATAAGGAATCCGCCGAATGATCACCCAGACCCTGCACCACTTTCATTTCTGCTGCGGCCTGGGCGGCGGCGCCAAGGGCTTCAACCGCGCCCGCCCGGTAGTCGGCAACGTACAGGCGCGCTGGGAATGCCTGGGCGGCATCGACGTTGACCCGGCAGGCCTGCGCGACTTCGAGAAGCTGGCCGGTGTGCCAGGCACTCTGATGGACCTGTTCACCCGCGACCAGTACACCCGCTTTCATGGTGCTGAACCGCCTGCAGGTTGGCGCGAGGCCTCGGCCGACGACGTGCGCCGCGCTGCGCAGAACAAGCGCCCTGATGCCGTCTTCATCAGCAGCCCCTGCAAGGGCGCCAGCGGTCTGCTCTCCGAGAAAATGAGCCAGACCCCGAAGTACCAGGCGCTGAACGAACTGACCTTGCGCTGCATCTGGCTGATGGGCGAGGCCTGGAAGGACGATCCGGTCCCGCTGATCGTCTTCGAGAACGTGCCGCGCCTGGCCACCCGCGGCCGGCACCTGCTGGACCAGATCAACAGCCTGCTGAGCCACTTCGGCTATGCCGTCGCCGAAACTACCCACGACTGCGGCGAGCTCGGAGGCCTGGCGCAGAGCCGCAAGCGCTTCCTGCTGGTCGCCCGCCACGTCGAGAAGGTACCTCCCTTCCTGTACGAGCCGGAGAAAAAGAGCCTGCGCGCGGTCGGCGATATCCTCGGCCGCATGCCGCTGCCGGGCGATATCGACGCCGCTGGCCCGATGCACCGCGTACCCTCGCTGCAGTGGCAGACCTGGGTGCGCCTTGCCCTGGTCCGCGCCGGCAGCGACTGGCGCAGCCTCAACGAACTGGCGATCGAGGACGGCCACCTTCGTGACCTGATCATCGTGCCGGAGTATCACGGCGGCGTGCTCGGCGTGAGCAAATGGAACGAGCCGTGCGGCGTGATCGCCGGCGCGAGCCGCCCCATGAACGGTAAATTCTCGGTCGCTGATCCCCGGTACCGCCAGGCCGCCAACTGGAATCACGGCCAGCAGTTCGGCGTCATCCGCTGGGACGAATCGTCACCAACCATCCCCGGGCAGACCATGCCCGGCCAGGGCACCTTCAGCGTTGCCGATCCTCGGTACCACAACTGGCACAAGGGCGCGAGCAGCCGCAAGCTGCACGTCGGCAAGTGGGAAGGCCACACCGGCACCGTGACCGGCTCGCAGCAAGTGGCCAGCGGCGCCCTGTCGATCGCCGATCCGCGCCCCAACTGGAACCGCCACAGCGGCAACTACCGTGTCGTGCCCTTCGATAAACCGGCCGGCACCATCATCGCCGGCGGCAAGGGTGTACAGGGTGGCCAGCAGTCCGTGGCAGATCCTCGAATCCTGCATCGCGGCAAGGGTGACAACTACCTCACCGGCGGCCACTACGGCGTGATCCCGTTTGACCAGAACTGCGGGGCCATCGCTGCCAGCTCGCGCTATGACAGCGGGCGATTCAGCGTCGCAGACCCGCGCATTCCGGCAGCCAATGACCGCCTGACCTGCATCATCCGCAGCCTTGACGGCACCTGGCACCGCCCGTTCACCACGCTCGAGAAAGCTGCGCTGCAGAGCCTGGTCGACCCGGAAGAACAGCTGATTCTCGACGGCCTGAGCGACAAGGACTGGAGTGAGCGTATCGGCAACGCGGTCCCGCCCGCGGCAGCCGAGGCCATCGCCCATGTCATGGGTACCACCCTGCTGCTGGCCGCTGCCGGCGAAACCTTCATGCTCAGCAACATGCCGGTATGGGTGCGCCCGGTGGCCGTAGGCCTGAGTGTCGCCGAGGTGCCGCAGGCATGAGCCTAATCGTCCGCGCCCCGGTTGCGCTCTTCGCTCAAGAGAATCTTGAAGCGGTGAAACGCCACCAGATGCCCGCCGCCTTTCGCGCTCCAGGCTTCGCGTGCGCTTTGGTAAAGGCTATCCACCTCACCCAGCACGCGCCGGTATCGCTCGACTTCGAGCACCAGCCGGCGCATTTCCGGGTTATCGGACCAGATCTTTCGCAGTTCGCCCTTCGTGACCGGGCGGAAGTCGGGGAGGCGGTAGTTGTCCATGGCAGAATACTGGATATAAAAACAGTATTCTTGCACGCACCTGGCCACCCGTCATCCGCAGCCGATGCGCGGCAGTCATCCAAGGAAACCGGTGCCACAGCACATGGCGCCGCACTCCAGACTGGTCGCCGCGCACCGGTAAAGCCAGGCGATAACGTCGGCAAGGAACTGGGTGGCGACTTCGATAAGCAGCTCGCGAAGGAAGTGTTTCATTGCGATTCCGACCTCTGTGTTGGTAACGCCCACAGTCTGCTGTCACGACCTCGACAGTTTCCTCTTGTGGGTTTTCCAACGCAGTTTCGCCGAGGCGAAAACCATCACTTCGCACGACTTTCCCATTTTCCGAAGGCGTCACGACCGACGCCCCGTCAAGCCATGAACACCCCTACCTACTGCCGCGAAACCGGGCGCCGTATCGGCGTATGCCCGTGCCCGCTGTGCAGCAAAACCAACCTGGCCGGACTTCCCTGCCCGATGCCGCCGGCCAGGCCAGACAACGATTATCCCACACCTGTGAGGTGAACCATGAACAAGCAATGCGTGAACTGCCCTGGTGCGACTGATCACACCACTGCTGAATGCCCGGTGATGGTCGAAGCGTCTGCAACAATCGACCCGATCCACTCCGCGATGATGCTGGGCATGACGCCAGAGCCGTGCGAGCCGGTTATCGAAATCACTCGCCAGGCCGTGACCAAGCTGCTCGACGTGGTCGAGTTCGGCGACCAACTGGAGCGCGTAGAGAAGGATCGACTGGTCGCATTCGTGAAGGATCTGCTGGCCGAGGATCAGCCTGAACTGTGGGCCACTTACAGCCCAGGCCCTGGCGAGGTTCATCCGTGCATGTCGAAGGAACATGCAGAGCGGGAGGCAAAAGCCGCTATCGAGGTCTGCGAAAAGATGAAGGCAGACCGGATCGACCGCGGACAAAGCGTCGAGTTCTGGCCGAAGATCGTGGTCGAAGTGATCCCTTCCCCATTCACTCCCCTGGAACACTTCGAACTGCTGGCCGAGGAAACCATCCAGCATCGCGATCAACTGGTCGAGTACGTGGGAGAGCTGAAAAACAAGCTCAAGGATACCCCTGAGCCTTCCTGGCGCGCATTGATCCGCCTCGCCATGAATCTGCTGAGCCTGCGCAACCATGTGCCTGGCAGCGACATAGACCTCTGCGTAAAAGCGCTGGCTGACCTGCTGGATGGCAAGCACTCGCCAGCACTAGAGCCATCCGAGGCATGGCGCGAAGTTGCAGAGATTGCCCAGACCGATGCACCTGCAGTTGTAAACCAGCAGGTTACTACTGCCGCCATTGCGCCTGATGCACTGGAGCAAGCCAGGCGCCACCTATCCAACGCCATCGAGGACGCCGAGGACGGCAAGACCGCTGCCGCACTGCCGGCGTTGCATGAGGTTGCCCACTACCTGGCGCAGGTCGCCGCCCCAGCCCCGAAAACCATGGGCATGGAAGCGATCTGCGGCAAGTACGGCAACGTGCTGCGCCCGTTCATGGCCATGATGGAAGCCGAGCTGCACGCCAACACCGGCAAGGGCGACCGCCCAGGCTGGCTGGCGATGTCGCCCGAACAGTGCCTACTCGAAATCTACTACCACACCGCCAAGCTGCAGAAGGCCGTGAAGAACAACGACATGAAGGGCGTCCGCGAGTACACCGCCGACGTGGCCAATATGTCGATGATGCTGGCCGATACCTGCGGATGGCTGGACGTGGTGAGCAGCGAGCTGGCCAACGCTGAGACCGCGGCTCCCTGCAACCACGAATGGACCGACGACGGCCAGCACCTGCTGGTCTGCACCGCTTGCGGTGCCCAGGAAGATCACGACCCACGCTGGCGGGACATGGCCACCGCGCCGCGTGACGGCACGATGGTTCGCCTGCTGGTCGAGTTCACCGAGCACGCAACCGAGGACGCCGACCAGGCGCCAACCATAGGCGCTAACAACTTCGAAAACGACGGCGAGGACCGCTGGCAGTTCGCCGGATGGTGCTGGTCGCATGACCACTTCACCCAAGGCCAGGGCGAGCCTATCGGGTGGCTTCCCATGCTCGACGAGCCGCGCCGCATTGCGCCGGCACAGCAGGAGCAGCAGCCATGAGCAAGCGCACCTTTTCCGGCACCGAGGCCGATCTTTGCGCGGCATTCATCGAGCAGTTCAACGCCTTACCCGGCTGGACATGCTACCCGGAAACAGCAGGGTTCGACGTGCTAGTCGTGCACGATGACGGCCGGCAGATCGGTGTCGAGGCGAAGTTGAAGCTGAATGCCAAGGTCGCCGACCAGATCCTGCCGGACGCATGGGCGATTCGCTGTGGTGCACCTGGCCCTGATCACCGCATGGTGATCGTCGGCGATATCACCGAAGCCAGCCTTGGCATCGTGAAGATGCTCGAAGCGCTCGGCGTTGCCGTGCTCAAGCCCTATATGAATCAGCGACTCACGAAGCGCGACTTCCCTCGCGACTATGAGTACTTCCCCGATTTCCAGCTTGATGGCTGGATGCGCCGAGGCTTTGCCTGGCAGCCACAACTGGACGACTGGAACCCGGTCGAGCGCTGCAAAGTGCCAATCGTGGTACCGGACGTGCCGGCCGGAGTGCCTGCCCCCTTGCGTTTCACGCCATGGAAAGAGGCAGCACTGAAGGTGCTGATCCAGCTTCGCCGCCAGGGCTTCATCACTGCCAAACAGATCACCGAGCACGGCATCAGCTCTACCATCTGGACGCAGGGGCCAACCGCCTGGCTGCAGAAGGGATCAGTACCAGGGCAGTGGGTCGCAAGCGATCGACTGCCGGCGTTCGATAAACAGCATCCAGAAGCCTACGAAAAGCTGCTGCAACTCGAACAGGAAAGGCCAGCACTTCAGCAAGGTCTGGAACTGACCACAGTGGGTGGCAAATGAGCACCGTGCACATCCACGCCCCTCAAGGCTTCTACATCGCCCAGGTTCGCCGCCGCTTCGAGCGCAAGTGGACGCAGGTAGGCGGCGAGTTCAAGCAGAAGCAGCGCGCCCAGAGCACGGCGGCCAGCAACATGGTCGGCGAGTTCGTCCGCGCCCGCGTGCTGTTCTGCGCTGAGTGGTACGACCCGGTTGTCGTTATGGAGGCCAGCAGATCATGAGTGCCACCAACGATCCAGCCTTCTATCGACCCACCGTCTACGACTGGAACGCCACTTGCGATATCTGCCTGCGGCCTCGCAGTGCTGGTGGCCACCAGAAGTGCTCGAAGAAGCGCCAGGCCTTGCGCCGGCAACAGGAGAGCAAGCAGAAATGACCCTTCCATACGAGAACACCACCAGCGGCGATAAGGCCTTTGCCGATATCCAGAAGATCCTCGGCCGCTTCGGCTGCGATAACTACGGAATCATGCATAAGGTCGGCGAGCAGATCACCCTGATCCAGTTCGAATGGCGCGGGCGCACTGTGCAGGTACCTGGCCACTGGGGCGGCTACGCAACTCAGTGGCTGAAAGAACACCCGCACACCTCTCGCATGCGCTCGACCAAGGCAGAGCACCAGGCAAAAGCGATGGAAATTGCCAAGGTGGCCGTCTGCTCAATCCTGCGCGACTGGGTTAAAGCTCAGGTCACCATGGTTGAGTGCCAGATGATGACCCTTGAAGAGGTATTCATGCCGCACATGCTGCTTCCTGATGGTCGCCGCCTGGTCGAGCACGCCCAGAAGCTGCTGGGCAAGGTAGGCGATGCATGAACATCGAAATCACCACCGTGAAGAAACTACGGATCGGCGACCTGATGGGCGAGCCGTACAAGCTCGACCCTGTGTCGGTGATCCTCGAGGACGACGAGCCAGGCCGCGGCCGGCTGATCCTCGAATGCGCTGGTGAATCGTGGTCGGCATGGTGGGGCGCCATGAGCGGACGCACCGTCGCGCAGTTCGTGTGCGACAGCGGCACCGATTACGTCATCGGTTGCATCGCCAGCCAGGTACGTGAAAGCCGTTTCTCCGGTGATGCCCTGCACGCGCTGGCCAAGCGTTCCGTGATTGCTCGGCGCCTTGGCCAGAGTGATTACTGGGAATATGGCGATCGCCTTGAGAAGCATGAAGCGGCAGAACTGTGGAGCGAGCTCGACGAGTTGCAAAGCGTAGAAGGTGATCAGGCCTGCTGGCGGCACTCCGATCTGCTAACCCGACTGTTCGGCGAAGAATGGTGGCACATGGCGTCGACGGCCACTGAGCCTAACCCGGCATACCACTACCTGCAACGCCTGGTCGCAGCGGTACAGGCTGGCCTGCTCAAAGCCGGTTTGGCGCAATCGAAGAAAGGCAAGGTGGCAGCATGAATCCGCGCATTATGAAGAAGCTGAGCAAGCGCATCGCTGTGCATGCAGAAGCCCTGGGCTACAGCGTCGATCTGGATGGGCCTTGCGCTGTAGAATTCACCGAGAAAGGCACCAGCAGGAAAATATCGCATCGCAATCGTCGGCGCTGGGACGGATCGGTACGCCTCGGGTCAATGCTAACCCTACAGCGGACGCCGTTCTTCTGCTGGACAGACTACGGCCCGGACGGTGGCGAGGGTGATGGTGCGATTGCCTGGGAGCACATGCGCCATCGGGTTCGCAGCCAGATCGACGACCTTGCCAGGGACTGGTCGCACCCGGCCGCGGAACGCGGCGAGTGGCCTCCATACATCGACGGTAAAGCGCCAAGGCTTCCCCGGTCGACCCCCGAGGTTCTGCGAGCCATTGAGCATTACGCGCTCGTCGAACTGGAACGAAAGGCCATCAGACGCCTGGCCGCTCAGCAGAGGCGCGCTGCATTCATGGCAGGTGCCAAGCCATGAACTACCAACCCAAAGCCGGCCGCTGCCGCGCCTGCACCAAGCTCTGGGAGGACTGCAGCGCGCTGCCCTTTCACACGATGCCGATTCACAGCCAGGACGGAACTGAAGCGGTGGTGATCTGCAGTGCGTTCCTCAAGGCATCCAATGCTGCACCGTCGAAGGCACGCGCACCTAAGCGGATCTACCTGAGCGGGCCGATGACCGGGCTGCCGGACTTCAACTATCCGGCGTTCAACGCCGAGGCCGCCCGCCTGCGCGCCCTTGGGTACCACGTCGAGAACCCCGCCGAGAATCCGCCCCAGGATAGCTGGGAGGCGTACATGGCCGTGTGCATTCCTCAGATGGCCACCTGCGACACGATCGCCCAGCTACCAGGCTGGTCGGAGTCGCGCGGGGCGCTACGCGAACGGCAGGAGGCGGTACACCTAAGCATGGTGATCACACCCGCGGCGAAGATCGTCGCGCGCTGCCTGGATACGGTTGATTCCGACGATAGTCCGCAGACATAGCTGCCTGCAATGCCCAATCTAGCTAGGGGTTGCATATTTCATGATGGCGATAGGCTGGTATCCCAATACGGGAACTGAGCATTTTTTCTGCCACTCGGAAAAAACGCTGCTCAGCGCGTTATACCAATTAGAGAGACAAGCCTAGGGAGCAGTTATGGAATCGCGCGAAGGACTACTGATCAGCATCATCGATACAGCGACCGTGGCGACAGTCGCGTTTGACCAGATCGATATGCTGGTAGCAGATCTGCTCGCTGGCGGGGACATGCGCCAGATCTGCAGCAGAATCCTCTACACCACTGGCGATGCCCGGGGTGCTGTGCAACACGAACGCCGGCTGGCGGAAGATCAACAGCGCGAGGCGGGCTGATCCTTCCAGCTCGCCTACCGCTCGTCAGAAAAGGAGGCAGGGAAAAACGAAATGGTATGCCGATTGGTATGCCTGAAAATTAGAACAACCGAAAAACGCTTATATAACAGCGAGTTGGAAAAGACGTTAGAATCCTGTCTCTCGACCAAATCAAAAACCCGCCTTAATCGGCGGGTTTTTTATTTCACCATGACTCCAGCACCGAAATTCGCTGGACTACGCTACAGCCCGATACAGCAGGTTTATCAATGACTTAAGCGAGTTCAACATATGCCGGTGCTTTCCGAAACCTGACCTGACTTCCGACCGCCTGACTCCTATCCGGCCCTTGGAATCCAGGTCTTTCCAAGGAGTCATCATGGCTAAGATCAAACTCACTAAGTCCGCTGTCGATGCGGCGCAACCCCAGGCAGAGGCCGTCGAACTCCGGGACACGCTGGTCCCCGGCTTCCTGTGCAAGATTACCCCGGCGGGTCGCAAGGTGTTCATGCTCCAGTACCGGACGAACGCTGGCGAGCGCCGCAAGCCCTCGCTAGGACTGTACGGGGAGCTGACCGTCGAACAGGCGCGGTCGCTGGCGCAGGAATGGCTGGCCCAAGTCCGCCGAGGCGGAGATCCCGCCGCAGAGAAGGCGGAGGCGCGCCAGGCACCTACGGTCAAGGAGCTATGCACGAAGTTCATGGAGGACTACTCCAAGAAGCGCAACAAGCTCAGCACCCAAGCCGGCTATCAGGCTGTCATCAATCGCAACATTATTCCGCTGCTGGGACGCAAGAAAGTTCAGGACGTGAAGCGTCCTGAAATCGCCGGACTGATGGAAAAGCTTTCGTACAAGCAGACCGAGGCGAACAAGGTATTCAGCGTCTTGCGCAAGATGTTCAACATGGCCGAGGTATGGGGCTATCGGCCCGACGGTACCAACCCTTGCCGTCACGTCCCGATGTTCCCTGCCGGCAAATCGACTCACCTCATCAGCGACGAAGAAATGGGCAACCTGTTCCGACAGCTCGACAAGATCGAGTCGGAGGGGCTGGAGAACTACGTCATCCCTTTGGGAATCCGCCTGCAGTTCGAGTTCGCCGGCCGCCGCTCGGAAATCATCGCGCTGGAATGGAACTGGGTTGACTTGCAGAACCGGCGCGTCGTCTGGCCTGACAGCAAGACAGGCGGCATGTCTAAGCCCATGAGCGAGGAAGCCTATCGGCTACTCTCGACGGCACCCCGGCAGGAGGGTAGCCGCTATGTGCTGCCTTCTCCTAGCCACGCTGGCAAGCATCTAACCACGGGCGAGTATTACGGTGGCTGGAGCCGTGCGCTCAAGGCGGCTGGCGCTACGCACGTGGGCACGCACGGCATCCGCCACCGTTCGGCGACCGACATTGCCAATTCGGGCATCCCGGTCAAGGTCGGCATGGCGCTAACGGCGCACAAGACCGTCGTCATGTTCATGCGCTACGTCCACACCGAGGATAAGCCGGTGCGAGAGGCGGCCGAACTGGTGGCGAATCGGCGTAAGACGATCACCGGGATGCAGGGAGCCAAGGAGGTGGCCGCATGACCCGGCGCAAGGCATCCGTCTCAGCGCCAGCAGCGCCGCCCGCGCTGCTGGGCGACATCCGGGCACTGATCGAAGCGTCGCGCCAGCGCGTCGCCTCGGCGGTCAATGCCGAGCTGACATTGCTGTTCTGGCGCATTGGCCAGCGCATCCATACGGAAGTGCTTGCCGGGCAGCGGGCCGGGTACGGCGACGAAATCCTGCCGACCCTGGCGGCGCAGCTTGTCCGCGACTACGGACGTAGCTTCGCGGACAAGAACCTGCGCCGGATGGTGCAGTTCGCCGCCACCTTCTCGGACGAGCCAATTGTCGTGACGCTGTCACGACAATTGAGCTGGTCGCATTTCGTGGCGCTGCTGCCGCTAAAAGACCCGCTCCAGCGGGACTACTACGTGCAAATGGCCAGCGCCGAACGCTGGAGCGTGCGGACGCTACGCGAGCGCATCGACTCGATGCTATACGAGCGCACGGCGCTGTCCAAGAAGCCGGACGAGACGATCACGCAAGAGCTGGCGGCGATGCGCGATGCGCAGCGCATGTCGCCGGCGCTGGTCATGCGCGACCCGTACATCCTCGACTTCCTGGGCCTGCGCGATACCTGGCAGGAAGGCGACCTGGAAGCCGCGATCATCCGCGAAATGGAGTCTTTTTTGCTGGAGTTGGGCGCGGGCTTCTCTTTCCTAGCCCGGCAGAAACGCATCCAGATCGACGACGAGGATTTCCACCTGGACCTGCTGTTCTATAACCGCAAGCTGCGGCGGCTGGTGGCGGTGGAGTTGAAGATCGGCGAGTTCAAGGCAGCATACAAGGGGCAGATGGAGCTTTATTTGCGTTGGCTCGACAAGCACGAACGCGAACCGGAGGAAGCCTCGCCGCTGGGCATCATTCTTTGTACCGGCAAGAAGTCAGAGCAGATCGAGTTGCTGGAGCTGGACAAGTCGGGCATCCACGTAGCCGAATACCTGACGACCCTGCCGCCGCGTGCGGTGCTGGGGGAGCGGTTGCAGCAGGCGACCGAACGGGCGCGGTTGCAGATCGAGCAGCGGCAGCCTGGCGAGAAGTCCTGACAGCAGCATCTGTCCAACCGTACACCCAAACCACAGCACGAGCATGTGGCAACGGATCTCTTGCTCTATCGAGGCTCCATGCTAGTGTGGAATCGCCATAGGCCGATAAGGAACTGGCCTGCGGCTCAAGGATGCGCTGGGGCTAGTGGGCGCGAGCGCCCAATCACATGATTATCGCGGGCAGCAGCGCCATGTTCTATGCCGATCGCTGTTTTAATTAAATATCTCAAACTATAAAGTCAGTTAATTTTTTCAAAATATTCACGAATCAAGTCATCATTTTTTAAATACGAATCGAGAACCTGAAACAGAAAAAGATCCCCGCTAATATTTATATCAAACGGGATCATTGAGTTATCTATTTTGAATGTCTTTATTTTTCTATGCCCCTTGATGTTGGCATTGCTCAATCTTTCTTGATAGCTATCCAACGTATATACGATAAATTCGTGATCCAAGTGAGTTATAAAAAAATCATCGCCTTTTGAACTGTATTCAAGATGGATGACTTGCGTTACGACGTCGTCGCCTGCCACCTCAAAGTCCTCCATCAATTCTTCAAAAGTCAAACTTAGCTTCTCTGCGTCATGGTGAATCCATAGATTGTTCTCATATTTATCGGTGGAGTAGAACTTTGACAATCTAGGAAGGGAAGATATTTTCAATCGCAACGGAGCGCCAAACTCCATCTCCTCCATTGCAGGGACATAATCGGAGACGTAATCAATCCTGAATGCTATTTCGGACAGCATTCCTTTTTCAATGAGTTCCTCGATAGAGGTAAGCAGCTTCCTCGGAACTTTTATCCAGAAGTGTCGCCCTATGCGTTCATCGCGTATTGTCTGACTATCCTTGTCGTTGAATATCTGAATATTCTCGTTCAGGCTGACAAGACTATATTTAGAGAACTGAGCATCTTCCTTTCTTATGTCAATTCCAATTTTCTCGTACTCACGTTCAACTACCTTGGAATATTTTAGCTCCAGCATCTCAGCCCTCCCCATGATTGATTGGTGCTTGGAATAAAAAATGCAGCCAATGCGATAATTTGCGTAATTTTCTTTTATGTACGAAACACCATCTTCGTCATGGATATGCTTGTAGGAATTGTTGAGAATTTCTAGCGATCCCGGATACTCGTTGAGATAATTATTTAAGTAGTCCATTAAATGCTGGATTGTCTTTATAGCCAATCGCTTGTCCACTAGATCAAGCTGTGGCCCATAAAACTTGGCTGCGTTTGGATGGTCGCGTTTGGCTTCAAATTCTTTCAGAATGGCCGCCTTTTCATTCATGCAGCCCTCCGTATAAGCACGCATTACGTCTGCCTGAAAGCTCTCATTTGCCAGAGAGGTTTGGATGAGGGGAAGCAATTTCTTGACAAAGATCGGGTCTTTATTAAGAAAGACGTAGCAAAATTTCCCAAAGCTGAATAACGCGATTTTTTCCGAAGAAAATTCATTGATTTCTTCAAAGATATTTTTCATATTTTTTACTCAACTCGCCGTAGTCCAAATAGTAAGCGACGGAACCTTGAGCGTCTCCACTTTGTGGATCGCGCTGCTCCACGTTCGCTATTCGCTCATCCCTGACGGGACTGGCATTCGCCAGCCCTCCACGGCCCGACACTGTGATCCGGGCCTGCGCGCTCCGCTTGCATGTTGAGCTGGCGACAGCAGGGCATGCAGAGCGAGCCGCGCGCAGATGATTCAGCCAAACGCTAAACAAAGCTGTAGGGCATCCCATAGAGAGCGCGGTTGCGCTACTCGTGATTTCTATGGAATTTGATCGTATCCAAAACTGCATGAGGCAAGCTTGCGAGTTACTTGATACTCTTCGCCAGAATACTGGCGAACTCGACCTCGTTCCGAAACAAGGTGCAGGTTCTTCCTTGCCCGCGAACCAATGACATACAGCAATTTCATCGCGCTTTCTTGACCGTTCGGATCATTGAAATGCGGCACCATATCTTCTAATAATGCATAAGCGATCACTGCATCGAACTCGGCTCCCTTGACGCCGTGTATCGTCGAGATGGTGATTCCAGTCCTATGCTGAAATACCTTCCTGAATGTCTCAATATCGCCTATAAATTCGCTACCTTCACTCTTCAATCGATTTACCCGGGCTTGCGAACTATCGAAGAAGGCAACGTGATGCTCTTGAAGCAGCGTGAAAAGGCGAAAGTCGATTGCTAAGTTTGCAAACAGACGCTCGAAAAATGCGCTCAAGTAGGTAAGACCATCTGTTTCATCGATCTTAATTGCATTGCACTCCCTCAACAAGGACCTCCGCGTGAGCTTCGACACGCTAGCCCCGGCCGCCTCTAGGTCATTCAGAATCTCCCCGGCCCACCGCAGTCTGCGCACATACATTCCCGGCGATGCCTGAGTAAGTGCAATCTTAGAAAGCCTGTACCAGAAATTCTCTGTGTCCCGTGCAAAGGGAACCATACCGGGGCCATCGAATGAGTACTCCGGCATGCTGGCGACCAAACGACGTGTCATGCTTGCAAGATGCGTCCACTGTGGCGCGAGAATGCACACCTCGTGAGGTGAGATGCCCATAGTCTCAATGTTGAAACGGATGAGCCGGATGAGCTCAGCGTCCAGATCATTTTTGCTCACTGTGTCGTCGAATGAAATAAGGCTTGGGTACGCCTTGTCCTCGGATGCGGCTTCGATGCGTGTGTTGTGAACGTTGTAGTTTCCGAAGTACTCAATGATGCGCTCAGAAGAACGGTAGTTCCGCGACAGTTCGAGTTCGTCCAAATCGATATTGGCCATCGCCTTGAAATCCTCGAAGGCAATCGGATATCCGCCAAGCGATTGATAAATCGCCTGGTTAGGATCTCCGACAATAAAGGCCTTGGTCGCACCTTGACCAGCTTTCAGAATGGCGGTGATGATCGAATACTGAATTCGTTTGGTGTCCTGATACTCGTCGATCAGCACGAAAGAGAACAACTGTGCCAGAAGAGTGCTGATCGCAGGATGACGTGCGATCAGTTGGTACGCATAGTAAAGAATGAGCTCAAAGTCTAGCTGCCGACTTTCGTGCAGAATCTCAAAATACTTGCCCAATATGACGTGAAGACCCGAATGCTTCCAATCTTGTGGGCAGGAGAGCACATATCCAGTTTCGGTGTAATAAAACTCACAATCCCAGAATGTTATTTTTGGCTTCTGGTAAGGCTTGCACAATGCCTCCAGGATTTTCTCGCGCTCATGCTGATCGATCACACGGAAGCCTCGATCCAACGCTTCGTGATAGATGCCGTACGGTTTCAATATCCATTCAAGACAGAACGAATGTATCGTTCCTATCCATAATCGGGATGTATCCACCCCAAGGCTCTCAATGCGCTCGTGGATTTCGTCGGCGGCACGGTGCGTATAAGTGATGGCAACGACAAACTGCTTGTTCGATTTCAGCCTGGACAACTCATAGGCGATTTTGTAGGTGAGCGTGCGCGTTTTCCCGCTGCCCGGGCAAGCGATGAGAAAGACGCTCCCTGGCTTCAGAATGGCTGCTTCCTGCTCGGGATTCAGATCATCTTTGTTCCACATGAACATGATCAGAACACCGCGAGTACATCGTTGATGCGATCATCTGGGAACGTGGCAAGCATCTCGTTTCGGATGCCGACGAAGTCGATGTCTCCATTTCGGAAGGCCAGCAGCTTGGCCCTAAAGTCGTCGAATACGGCAGACGCAGTGAAGATATCTTCTGCATCGATGTAGTTCACGCGGTAGCTCAGCACGTTAAACCAGACTTCCTTAGTGACCACCGGATGCGCAAAAGCGATGGCGTCCAAGATGTACTTCGGAATGGCGGTCTGCGGATCGATCTTCTTTCCCAGCAAGATGGCAAACCATCCCTTGCCGTAGTTGTCCGCCATGGTCAATGCGCGCTGACCGAACAACGCGATGTCCGCTGATTCGAGCTCCGCCTTGGCCGTCGCGATGGTTGGTGCATCCTTGTAGACATCAGGAAGGATGCCGACCACCTTACGCGCATTGCCGGCGGCAATGAAGTCGACCTCGAAGGTATGGGGGGCAAAGAATGGAGAAACCCACCCGTTATCTTTGAAGGTGTCTTCCAATAACGCTTTCCTGGCGACCCCTTTTTCCTGGGATGCCTGATACTTGCCCTTGCGCCGGAGCAGCCCTTCGGAGTCTCCCGCCGCCGGCGTTGTGTCAATGATGGACTTGTCAAGGTCGGTGACGATGCTGCACCGCTTCCGGATTCGGGCATCATCGAAAAGAACCGCGACGTTCTGAAATCCAGTGCTGCGGATATTAATTAAACTGATGCCGAGTTCATCAAGGCTGACGCCTAGCACGTTCTTGATCAGGATCGGAACGAGAATTTCTTCTGCATCGCCCTCCACTAAGAGGACGCTCTTGGCAAACAACAAGTTGCTACGGACAGCATCCAGGTAGCGTTGAATGTTGCCGATCTCTTCTGGGTTTAGGCCAATTGCAGGCTGGTATGCCTCGCAACGATCACCTTCTCTGCCGAGGATGTTCACGTTCTGAACATTGCTGACCTCAGAGATGTGCGTCGAATGGGTCGAATAAATGATCTGTGTGTCGTCGTATTTGAGCTTGTCGAACAGTGTTTTCTGGATATGTGTGTGAATGTGAGCTTCCGGCTCTTCGATAAGCAGAAAGTTGGCGATCGACTGTTTAGCCTTTTGATACTTGAATTCAAGCAGTTTCAACGTGAGGAATATCAGGTTTGCTCCACCAAGGCTCAGCTCGTGGATCGGTCCTTCGTGGCTCTCCCCCGATTCGCCAACGAACAGCTTGAGCGACTGGAACAACTTGTCAGCTTCGTCTGGCAGATCCGACTTGATAGAAAGAGAAGACGGCGAATACGCCTCACCCGCCGCATCCTTGATGGTGTCTCTGATATCCGTCCGGACGACCTGCACGTCTGGCAACGCTTCGATGGAGTCATTCAATGCCTTTACCCCGTCGGTGATAGCCTGGAACGCCACGGGGTCGATATCGCCGCTCTTGCCCTTCAGAAGCGAAAAGAGCGGATTTGTCCGGTTGTTGTGAAATTCGGAGACGACGTCCCGTAGCGCCTGGACGAAAGTGAACGAAATTTCTTTGGAGACGGACAGCACGTTCGGAATCTTCGCGCCGATAACACGAAATTCAACCTCTTCATTGAATCGAACATTCGCGAAGTCGCCGACCACATCCTTATAGAAGGCCTCGTCGTTGAAGTCGGCTTCACTCCGACCTGTGAAAATCGTTTCATAGTCGTCGATGGTGACCGGGTTCAGGATAGCGTCGAGGCCTGCCTGATCACCATCGTTCAATTGAGAAAGTCGCAGCCTGATTTCCTTCTTCGGACGAAAGATCAGGTTGTAAGTGGCCTTGCCGTTCGCCTCTTCCTCAATTACGCCCGTCCCATGTCGGAAGAGCGCCTGCACTGATTCATCCGCAGAGATTTCCTCAAACTCAAGACTGATGATGATCCAATGTCCCTGCCAGCGCCCTAGGCCGCGATGAAAGTCGGTATGCTCCAGCCGGTAGGCAGAGCGAATCATGTTGTCATCAAGCAGCAATCTGATTGCGCGAAAGAGATTGGTTTTGCCAGATCCATTTTCGCCGATGACAGTGTTGATACCCTTCTGGAACAGCAGCTTCGTGTTGGGAAAGTTCCGGTAGTTGACCAGGCTGAGCTTGGATATATGCATTTGATTCAATCTTGTTGTTGAAATCCACATGCCGATCGGCCGATGGATTGGTTGAACACTGCAGCCATTGATCCCAACTACGGAATGGCCAACTGTCAGTTGGTTTTAGAACGGCACCGTGTCTAAGGTAGGAATCGGTTGGAGCGCATTTTTAATCTCGGTTAGCCTTGCAAGTAGTTCATCGAAAGTCACGATCACGATCTCTGCGAACGCATTTCGAACGAGCTCGAATGACTTTCTTTGCTGATGCTCTTGTGGCGTCATGCCAGCGACAACTATGCAGCGAACCGCATAGCTGTGGAGGTCGTATCGGTTCATGTTATTTTTTATGACGGGTAGTTCACTCTGCAATTTGAAACGCTGATCTAGAATTTGAGCAATCGCTCCACCCAATTCTGTCGATGGGCCAAAAACATCATCTCCACGATAGGGAGATTTTCCTAGCAGTTCGGTTTGCGGCTTTTTTATCTCAATGAGGCCAAGATTGCCCGTGGAAGCGGATGCGTATAGAAAATCTGAAAATTTTCCGCCGGACCCGTTAAGTCGCTTGCCACCTGCATAAGCTTGCCCCTGAACCAGCATGGCTGGAACGGCAAATGCAAGACTAAGTATGAAAGGATTTTCCAGAAAGAAGCTTTGCCACTTGCTTTCCGTCAGTCCTTTTCCAAGCATTTCCTGGTATCGCTCAATCAGTTGATTCAGTGTGATGAGCTCAATATCATTCTTTAATGCCAGCAGCGAGCGCGGCTCAGATTCCGCCAGTGCTTCTATATTGTCTTGAACCATGCGAACAGCGGCGCGCCGATCACGCTTGGAAAGCGTCACATGCTGCCGCCCACCATCGGTCATTTCCGTTAGTGCATCAGGTCTTACGCTCTTCTTTAGAGCGGGAAATTGTGCTGAATCGGCAGCATGTAATAAGGTCTGGTAGACATGAAATTGCTTGTCCTTGCGCGCGTCTCTCTGGTGGCGAGAGGCTATGCGATTTAATTCTTTTCTTAATTCATGAAATCTTCTTATTCCGAGAATAAAGAATGGCGAATCAATTTTCGCGTCATTTCCTTTGTGGACAATGAGTATGCTTACGTTTTCTAAGCTGGCGGCTGTTTCGCAAATTTGCCGATATTCCCACAGAAGCCCCAAACCGAATCGAAAATCTTTGGCAAACCCATCCGGCAACTGCTCAAGAAGCCCAACGACATCGTCAGTAGTCTCTGGCAGTATGTAGGGCTCGATAACAGGCCGAGCGACGACGATGCGTTCAAGGGTGCCGTATTTAGGTTGCAGGTAATCGTCGCGATCTTCTCGAATATTAAGAGGCCAAATGGTCAATCTGTCTGGACACACATTGAGCAGTCTCGCTATTGGCGAATCCGGCTTGCGCTCCGCTGCGGGAATATCAGTGAAGAAAACGTTAATGCCTTCCTCTTCCGGTTCGGCTGCTTCAATGACAAGGAAGGGGCCGCCGTCCAAACGCTCACGTTGATTGAATGCTGAAGGTCTGATAGATGCCATGAACTATTCTTGATCCCTACTGTTCAGAGAAACGATTTGCGGGCCTTGCCTCAGCGCAACCTTATGGTGCCTTCCGATCAGAATCGGACGACACACGATTGATGTCAAAGGGGAGTGCCTTATCTGCCGCGATTCGGGTCAGCAGCATCCGAATCGCATCCGAAATTGATAACCCCATTTCAGCCAGAACAACAGTTGCGGCTTCTTTAATCTGCCCGTCAATCCGGGCACGAACGACGTCGTTACTTGCCATTGTTGCGCTCACAATAGATGTAGCTACATTGTGGCTCATAAGTACTATTGCGTCACTTACATTTTGTTGTGAACAGTAGAGCATCCCGGCGTGCCGCCGTCGGGCTCGCGGGCGTTGCCCCGCGCCTCGTGCCGAGTCGCGGCCATGCGGCTTTGATCCCTGATGCCTCCGGCCGTCTCTTCGCTCCTGGCCTGCGCGCGGCGCTTGCCCTCCAGGGGATCGGCTGGACAGCCCATCCCCGCCGCGCCTTGCTTGGCGCCCCTCGCATGCACCGAACAGGTTGCACCTGATCGACCAACAGCCATCCAGCTAGGCGTGCCGCTGGCACGCAGGGGCGCTCGCCGCGCGGCGTTGGTTTCAGCGCACCCCCTGGCCCATTGGCCGCTGTTCGTCTTTCCCCAAGTTCATCGCTTTTTCCCGCGACCGTAGCCCGCGGTGCCTGGCCGTCAAGGCGCGCAGGGCCGAGTCCTCGCTGCGCTGCGGGCCGCACCAACCCTGCGCTTCTCCCTTGACGGCCAGTCCCTCGCTGGCCCGGTTTTTCGCGGGCGATGAACTCAGGAAAGACGGCGGCAAACAGGACCGGCCCAGGTCTCTGCGCCGAACCAACCGAAGCCACAACGGGCTCCGAATCTTGGAATCCGGTCAGCTTTGAAACCACAGCAACTCATTGGAGAAAACCATGCAACTCGCATCTCGATTCGCTTCCCATTCCCCGACGCTGCGCAGTGACTACCCGCTGTCCGACGACCAAATCCGCCGCGTAGCCCCGTCCATCTTCGCGGAGGCCCCGCACGATAGCCGCTCCGAACGGTACGCCTACATTCCCACCGCCGCCGTGCTGGCGGAACTGCGCAAGGAAGGGTTTGAACCCTTCATGGCAGCGCAAACCCGCGTGCGGCACGACGACCGCCGCGACTACACCAAACACATGATTCGCCTGCGCCATGCCAGTCAGATCAACGGCGCGGAAGCCAATGAAATCGTGCTGCTGAACTCGCACGACGGCACCAGCAGCTATCAGATGCTGGCCGGAATGTTCCGGTTCGTTTGCAGCAATGGCCTTGTGTGCGGCGATACCGTGGCCGATGTGCGCGTGCCGCACAAGGGCGACGTGGCCGGTTCTGTCATCGAAGGCGCTTTCGAGGTGTTGAGCGGCTTCGAACGCGTGAAGGAATCCCGCGACCTGATGCGCGCTATCACGCTGGACGAAGGCGAAGCCGAAGTGTTCGCCCGTTCCGCGCTGGCCCTCAAGTACGACCCCACCGATAACAAGCCCGCGCCCATCACGGAAAGCCAAATCCTGATGCCGCGCCGGTTCGACGACCGCCGCCCGGACTTGTGGAGCGTGTTCAACCGCACCCAAGAAAACCTGACCAAAGGCGGATTGCATGGCCGCAGCGCCAACGGACGCCGCCAGCAGACCCGCCCCGTGCAGGGCATTGATTCCGATGTGCGCCTCAATCGCGCCCTCTGGATGTTGGCCGATGGCCTGCGCCAGTTGAAGGCCTGATTCCCCACGCGGCAGGGGCAGGCAGCAGCCCTTGCCGCTTTCTTCGCTGCTGCATCCCTGAACCGATAGGAGTTATCACCATGAACGCCATTACCCAAACCGAAGCCCGCGCCCTCAACACCGCCGCCGCTATCCCGCTGGAAGCCGCCGACCCGACCAAGAACCTGATTTTGGTTCCGCTGTCGCGGCTGGTGTCGCGTCCTGCTGGCCGCAACGTGCGCAAGACCCCGCGCATGTCCATTCCCGAACTCGCCGCGAGCATTCAGCGTGTCGGCCTGCTGCAAAACCTCATCGTCATTGCCGCCGCCGATGGCGAGCATTACGAAGTCGTGGCCGGTGGCCGCAGGCTGGCCGCGTTGAAGCTGCTGGCGAAGAAGCGCCGCATCAGCAAGGAATGGGAAGTGCCTTGCCTGTTGGTGGCCGATGGCACCGCCCGCACGGCCAGCCTCACCGAGAACGTGCAGCGCGAAGCCATGCACCCCGCCGACCAGTTCGAGGCATTCGCCGCGCTGGTGGCCGAAGGCCGACCCATCGAGGACATAGCCGCCGATTTCAGCGTCACGCCGCTGGTGGTGCAGCGCCGCTTGAAGCTGGCGAACGTCTCGCCCCGGCTGCTGGCCGACTACCGCGCCGAAGCCGTGACGCTCGATCAGTTGATGGCCCTTGCCATCACCGACGACCACGCCGCGCAGGAAACCGCGTTCTACGACGCGCCGACGTGGCAGCGCAACCCTTCCCAATTGCGCGACCGCCTCACCGAGCGCGAGATTGACGCATACCGGCATCCGCTGGTGCGTTTCGTGGGGCTGGATACCTACGGAGCCGCAGGCGGTGGTGTGCGCCGTGACCTGTTCGCGGAAGGTGACGCGGGCGTGTATCTGACCGATGCCGCGCTGCTGGAACGGCTGGCGCAAGACAAGCTGGCAGGTATCGCCGCCGAGGTGAAGGACGAAGGCTGGGCGTGGGTGGATGCCACCCCCGCCGTGACCCATGCCGACCTGCACGCCTTCCAGCGTGCGCCGAGGGAGCGCCGCGAACCGAACAAGCGCGAAGCGCAGCGCATCGAGAAGCTGCAAACCAAGATGCACGAACTGGCCGCCGCCGTGGATGACGCGCTTGATACCGAAGACGAGGAAAAGGCCGATGCCTTGCAGGAAGAAGGCGAAGCCGTGGGCGAGCAGTTGCAGGCGCTGGAAGATGGCTTGCAGGACTACGGCACGACCGTGAAGGCCGCAGCCGGTGCCATCGTCACCATCGACCGCAACGGGCAGGCAGTGATTCATCGCGGGTTGATGCGCGAGGCCGAGGCCAAGGCGCTGCGCACACTGGAACGCCTGCGCCAAGGTTTCGGCAGCGAAAGCGAAGCCGGGAACGACGACGAAGGCGAGGACGACGAGCAGCCCAAGACCGCCGCCATGTCCGACAAGCTGGCGCAGCGGTTGAGCGCCCACCGCACCGCCGCGCTGCAAATCGAAGTCGCCCGGCATCCGCAAGTGGCGCTGGCCGCGCTGGTGCATGGCATGGTGCAGACCGTCTTGCAGGGCAGCCACTACGGCCACGACTTGCCGCTGGGCGTGAGCCTGAAAGCGCAAGACCGGCTGGAAGGCATCGCCCCGGATATACCGGATTCGCCCGCCGCCGTGGCGCTGCGCGAGTTGCAGCAGGTAGCAGGCGAAGGCTTGCCGGAGGACAGCGCCGAACTGTTCGCCGTGCTGCTAGCGAAGTCGCAAGATGAACTGGTGCGGCTGCTGGCGATATCCGTGGCCGTCACGGTGGACGTGGTGACACCCCGCGCCACGCCGCAGCAACCGGGCGCGGAACTGGCGCAGGCTGTCGGCTTGGACATGGCCGCATGGTGGAAGCCCACCAATGAGGGTTATTTCCGGCATGTGCCGAAGGCCGCGATTCTGGAAGCCGTGGAGCAGTACGCCCCGGCGCACGTCACCCGGCTGGCGAAGTTGAAGAAGGCCGACATTGCCAGCGAAGCCGAGCGGCTGGCCGATGGCACCGGCTGGATGCCTGCCATCTTCAAGGCCGAAGGCACCGACGACACCACGGCGCAGGATGCGCCGCAGGCGGTGACGAACGACGAGCCGGAAGCCATCGACAACGACGACGAGCAGCAGGCCCACGCACTCGCCGCCTGACCTTCACCACCACCGAGCGCCCCGGTTTCGGCCGGGGCGCTTCGCTGTTCCATCAGCATCGGCCCCAGGCCGTTCCGCCCTGGTGCCGATGGTCAAAAATCCGGGCGCGGCGGTGGCCGCGCCCGGTTTCCAAGCCCAAAGCCAGAACGCCCCTTCGCCGCCTTCGGGCGGACGGCGAAGGGGCGGCGCACAAGTGACCTTGTGCGCGGGAAACCCTCGAAGCCCATAAGTGCGTCGGCGCACAGCGCCGACGACATTCCGAACGCGCCCCACCGCAATGGACGGGCGTGTGGGGCTACGCCCCGGCTTGCTGCCGCAGGTTGCACGAAAGCGTGCCGTCCTCGACGCTGGCGGTTCGTCGCCTGTACGTCACGAAGGACGGTTCACCGACACGCCGCCCGGCCTTGCAATGGAGCTTCCACGCCACGCCTCACGCAAAGGGCCGCAAGCAGCAGTAGGGACGCTTTCACCTTGTCGCTGGGCATTGTCCTTGCCCGTGTCAGGGCGCAGGCCGGTGAAGCCGTCGCGCGGGGATGCCGAGTCGGCCATGCCTCCATTCGGGAGCGGGCGGCCAGTACGTCCTTGTGTTGTTGTGAATCCTGGCGGTGGCTGGGCTTCATGGCCGCAACCTTCCAGCGAAAACAATTCCCCCTGCGCTGCGCGCATTCCTCGCGGGACAAATTCTTTTCGCTTCCAGGTTCTCCACGGTGTTGCGACCGCTGCGCGGTGCGGCCAGCCCATCCCCCGCCGGACGGATCACAACAAGGACGCACTGGCGCGACCTTGTTCAACCCGAAAGGAGAAATCATCATGGCTAACATCGGCACCTTCACCGCAGAGAAAGACGGCTTCACCGGCCAGCTCCGCACCCTGACCCTCAACTTCAAGGTCAAGCTGGTTCCCAACGACAAGGGCGAGAACGAAAGCGCCCCGGACTTCCGCCTGCAAGCGGCCGGCCACGACTTCGGCGCGGCGTGGAAGAAAACCAGCGAGGCCGGGCGGGATTACCTGTCGGTGGCCATCGACGATCCTTCATTCCCGGCGACGGTCTATGCCCGCCTGATCGAAGGCGAGAATGACACGCACGACCTCATCTGGTCGCGCAGCAAGCCCAAGGCGGCCTGACGGCCGCCCACCGCGCCCCGCCCATTGCGGCGGGGCGCGGTGCTGCTGATCGCAGCATCGCACGCACAGGGTTTCGGCAGTTGCCCCATGTCCCGCATGTCCAAGGCCAGCATTGCATTGGTGATGGTCGAATGGCTCGAAGCCCGTGGCAGTAGGAACAGCATGGCGTGTCGGCGCATTGCGCCGCCGGGCTTTCGGGCTGCGCCCCATGCCGCCAATGGCGTCATGTCCATTCGGCTTCAATCCCTCACGCCTTCGCGCCTGGCGGCGCTGCGCGCTCCGCTTGCGGGCATTCAGACGCGCTAGGGCGCGTCGCGCTCTTTCAGCACGGCCTCGAACTCCTGGCGCACCCGCGCCAGCAGTTCGTCGGCCTTGTGCGTGTCGTCGCCGGCGTAGGCCAGCGTCAACAGCGTCAGCGGATGCACTTCCATGACCTCGCACAGCTCGGTCAGCTTGTGCAGGGTCGGACTTTTCAAGTCGCGCTCCAGCGTACTCATATAGGTGCGGCTGGACACGTCGGAGAACGCTTCCTGGCTCAAGCCTCGCGCCTTCCTGACTGTCCGTATTGCCGTTGCCAATGAGTGTTTCGCTGTCACTAACTTGGTTTCCCCATAAAAACCAAGATGACA